AGATCATGCCTAGTCTCGTGGGCTCGGAGATGTGTATAAGAGACAGGATTAAAAGGTGTTTAAAAAATGTTTGATTGATTATAGTTTCGTGATAAACTTTTGAGTATATATCTCTCTGTTTTCTTGGACTGCCATAGCTTTCAAGAATACATTTTTATCCCTGATAGCTTCTACTTTTTGAGTGAACTCATTCTGGTTTTTTACTTCAAAAGGTTCACCTTCCTGAGTGTATGTATCATCTACTGCATTATCATTTTCGGTATAATACCTTTTGACCCCCACTATGAGTTTTACTCCATCCCAGGGGTTTTCTGGTTCCCTTTTATTTACTACCGTCATTTTGCATAACCATTTTTATATGCTGTATAATAGATTCTTGTATATCCTTCCTGTCCTATCCCTGAAAAAGCTTCACTTATATATCTGTAGCCTTTTTTATTTGCTCGGTAATCATGAGCAAAGTGTTCAGGATAGATATAGTGTTCTCCGCATACCTTTTGGTTAGTTATTATGTAGGCATACCATCCAGTTTTGGTTTTCATCTTGAACTGGGATATTGGTACAAATCCCTGAGTTAATAGTTCTTTGAGAATAAACTTCTGTTCGAGTCTTCTTCTCACCATAGGCATTCCACCCAACCTTCTTAGTACTGCCTTTTGATATTCTGACCAATGTCTTTTAGTCCATTTTATGGAACTGATAACAGAACGTTTAGTTATAGCCTTATATGCTAATGCCACTTTTAATTGGTCCCAAGTTAAGTCACTCCTCTTCGTAAAGAGCCTTCTTTCTTTTGGACTCAATCTCTTTAGCCTTCGATAGCTTAATAAGCTTTTCCGGAATAGGCTTGAGAACAGTTCTATATTCTTTTGTTCCATAATTAAACTTATCTACCAAGTTCAAAAAGTACTTTTCTTTCTGTTGAGATCCGAGTCTCTTTTTCCGAGCAATTCTTTTCCCTAATTCCCTCTGGGCTGAAGACTTCGAGTTTCGGTATACTTCGGTTAACAGTATCTTAGATATTGGCTTCTTCCTTTTCCCAGCAATAAGTAGAGATTGACCTATAACAAACTTCTTCTCCAGTGCTGTTTTCCCTTTTATCCAATGTACTGCTTTCAGATTCTCTCTACCATAATAAGTTAAAAACCTTTTTCGAGCAGCCTTCAATGAATAGAATCCCTGTAATACTACTGCTGGTTCTCCTTTGTAGTTATAAGACCATGGATACCATTTATGAAGGTAAATCTTTAAGTCCCTTTCTTTGATAACTTTTCCGAATCTCCTGTGGTATTCTCTCCTCCTCTTCTTTTCCAAAAAGTATGCTCTTACATCGGGGGGCAGAGAATCCGGGTCTACTACTCCGTTAATCCAGGTAGCTTCTTTTAAGCATTCCCGGTATCTATCCAGAAAACGTTTATTCCTTTCCCTATATTTATGAACCTTTATTTTTCCACAAAGTACTTTCCTTTGCCACTCTTGTTTCTTTCTTCGGCTTAATTTTATAATCTGAGGAGGTACCCAAGGAATTCCCAATCTGTAACATGATTCCTCAAAGTCATCATCATTCTTAAACCTATAAACTATGGGCATATCAAATAAAACTGTCTATGAATCCATAATATAACCTGAGTGCCCTAACTATAATGAATACCAAAATCGACATTATCAATATAATTAAGGTTATAGAACAGGTCATATTATATATCCTATCCTCTTTATCTCTATCATTGGTTGGCTTAAACGGGTAGTGTAAGGGTTTCAAAGGATATAAAATAAATACACTCCCAAGCGATATGACTATGGTTAAAGCCCCCGTTATGGCTTGTATTATTATAAAATACCTTATCCATCATTTTTTTGTTTACGGAGGGCTGCCCGATACCATTGCTGAATAGATTTATCCTTGGCATCTGGGAATCTCTTTTGCACTCTTCGTGTGATTCTATCGATTGATAGCCCTTTATAGGTTAATTCGAATACATAGGATTTCTTAGTTCCTTTCCAAAGACCATTGTCATCCTTCTCTTTCTTGGGCTTTTTAGGTTTTTCCAACCCCTTTACCCGTTTGGTCTTTTTCTGTTTAGTGACTGCATCTTCACCAATGAATCCGAGATTGAGTTGATAATTCCTCATCGGGTCATCTTTAGGATATCCAGCAAGTTCTAATTGCTGGTCCATCCACTTATCATATTCATCGATGAGAGCATTATCCGGCTTGTTATCCGAATGGTGAATCCATGAAGATAGTCCATTGTAGTCGGCTGAACAAGCATCAGGGAAAGGCATGCCAAGAGAAACTGCTCTTCTCTTCATGTCCTTGTAGGTCATATTTTCTAACCCACTTCCCATGACCTTTAGCTTTTCCTTGTTAAGCTTTAACGGTCTTTTGTCTTTTTTCTTACTTTTGCGCATATTTATATAGGTATAAAATTTTATTTCTTATTTCCTATTGCAAATATAATCAAATTTCTCGAAGTTGCAAAATATTTGTATAAAAATTCTAAGAGTTAGATTTCAAGGTTCTTTTTCTGCGTAACTTATAGGCTGTATCTAGAGTTTCACAGGTAAAGTCCATATTATTTATTGATTTGTAATTAATAGCTTTCTGTATGACCTCCCTGTATTCCTTCCAGAACTTCAAGCCCCCTTTACTGTCCACGGTTTTTTCAAAGTATTGGGTTGCCAATAATCCAAATGTATCTGCAATGGTTTGACTCTCGAATATGTATATTCTCAAATCTGTTATAGCCTTTATTATATCATCCTCGCGTTTGATGGGCATTACTCCATATCCTTCTTCAGGAAAAAGTTCTTCTGATACAATAGCTGTAAAATACCTTCTACTTGAGGGTCCATTTTTCCAATACTCGGTTATTAACTGCCTTATCTTGAAGTCAGGTATTCTATGTAAGTAAGATAGATATACCTTATCCTTCTTTGTAGACCTCCTTTTATATGCAGTTGGAGCTTGCAATACTCGGGGCATTATCCTATAATTATTCCACCTATCAAACTCAAGAATCAGAGCATAAAGGTCTTTGTCCCATTTATCCTCTGATTCCTTCAGCCTTTTCATATTCTTTATGATACGGGGATTGGTTATAGAATTTAATACCCAAGAAGCATCTCCTGAATGTATTTTAGCTTCTTCTTTGAGTAGTCTTTTAACCATAGCTCCAAATATGTAATCTCTGAATCTAGGTTCTATGGGAGATTTGGGATTTACTAAAGAAGGATGTAGTTCAAAGTAATCGGAGAATAGTTTGAAGAACTTCTCGGCTCTTGCCTTTAATTCTAAGTACTTGTAATGAGACATCTTGAGAATTTCTCCAGCTTCCCAAGTTGATAGGCCTTTGCCTTGTATAAACATAAGGCTGGCCCTCTCTTGCTCGGTCAAACAATCCCAAGCCAATTCTTGATGTCGTTCCATGTTAGTATTGTTTGTTCATTAGAATCTCTTCGGTACTACCATCGGGAATTTGAGATAAATCTACCTCATAATCAGCTGAGTACATTTTATATTCATCCGATTCGTGATAAGCTGAATAGAGTACATTTTCCATGGGTACTTCTATCTCTAAACTGCCATCCATTTCAGGGTATAGCTTTACCAGCATCGTCTTTGTAGTAAGATTACTTTCAAGTATAATGGCTGGTATTCCCTCAAATGGATATCCCCTCAATACAACATAATCCCCAATACCAACTCTTGTAATATCATTTACCGAGAATATCTTATTCGCTCGAGACATTCTACGATACTTTTTTACCTCTTCCTTAGTTATAGTGGCTACTACGGAATAATCATCAAAGTCTTCGGCATTATCTACTCTCAACCTCTTTCTTTTGGGTCTGTAATCCAAAGACTTCATGAATGACATTATGCCTGGGATATCTTTCTTTAGTTTGTTTAGGTAATATCTGTCAAAGGCTTTTTCAGACTTCATCTTTATGAATCCGTAATTGAACAGTAATGGTACATCCTCGTACTCATTATTACCTTTTCGTGACTTCTTGAGTACACTTATAGTTGGTACTATGGCTTTCACATGTTTATACCCCCTACATTTCAAATCAGAATTGATTCTCTTGTAGAATTTCCTGTCAAGCCTGAATATACAGTATACATAGGGGGTCTTCATATTACTTGTTCAATTTACGAGCGTATTTGAATACGTCTGAATATGTTACCAATCGTTGAATTTCTTTGAACATATACACAGCTAAATGTACTTTCGGGGTTTTTATCTCCATTCGGGAAAGTTCTGAACAATTTTCCATAAGGAACGAATCTATTTCCCCAGCTTCCACAATAAAGAAAGCTTCACCTTTTGGCATAGAATTATACCGCATGATGAGTATGGGTATTTTTCCTGCACGTTTAGCATCCTTTGTAGCCTGTTCCCAAAAGGATATAATTTTACAGCTCTTAAGTCCCAGTAGTATATGTTCGAACTTAATATCCTGATAGTTTTTACATTCGATTGAGAATGGGAAGCGACGTGAGTGTTTCTCATCAGTACATACCAAATCTCCCATAGCATCCTTAGCCTTTGCCCATCCTCCTGAACCTGGGGTTCTAGAAAATTTATATCCTGTCCAGGATTCCCAGGCCTTTGCTATAGTACGCTCGAACCTGCTTCCTTTGTTTCGACTATTCTTTCTCATGTTTGATAGTGTTTAATACCAATAGTCTAATGTACAATACCAGTATAATACCCCTCTTGGTATTTCTTATAAATACTCGAGATACCTGCTGAAGTGATTTTCAGAGAAAGTTTTTGAATTATATACTTGTTTGTAAATCCCCTTTTTCTAAGCTTTATGATTTTCTTAAACTCCTCTTCATTAACTTTACTGTGTACATGCCAACCTCTTTTCATATAGTTGGGATTATTGTGTTTCTTACCATAGATAGTTTTCAACCTACCATCTTTAACCATTTGTTGTGAATTCATTTTCTTGGTGCCCCAATAAAGGTTTTTGTAGTAATCATTCAAAGGGTTGTTATCTATGTGACATACTTCAGTATACTCTTCAGGATTTGTATTACATACCCAAGCCAATGCTACTAACCTACTGCGATAGCATTTTATTTTACCTTTTTCTTTATGTACTAAGGATATCTTATATCTACCATCGCCTTTCCTTTGATAACACCATATGCGATGGAATGAAGTAGACATTTTATGACTACCTTTTATATACCTACTGTATACTCTACCACTTTTACTAATATAATAACCTGGGAATCCCGGAACATTATCTTGTCTCATACCCACTAGTTAATTTTATTAACTATAGTAAGATAAGCCTTTGTCCCTCTTGACTGTTAATACTCTGGCCTTGATTGGTATACTCTCTTGATGAGTTACCATGAATACTGTTAGCTTTTCGGTTATGGATATCTTTTCTAATAGTTTACTTACCGTATCACAATATTCCCTATCTAACCCCTCAAAAACCTCATCCAAAAATAACACATTAATTCTACAGTTTCTACGAATCATAGAATTCATAGCCAATACCATAGCTATGTTCACCAAAGTTTTTTGACCACCAGATAACTCCTCGTATGATACTTCTATACCATCCATAATTATCTGAGTATTGAAATCCTTCTTAACTCCCTGTATATCTACATAGAATAAGATACTGAACCCAAGTACATCAGAGTATGATTCAAGTGTTTCATTCAGAATATCCATTGAACTCTCGAATAGGAATGCTTTTATACCCCTATTCCCCAGAGGGTCATCCATTACCCATTTGTAATTATCAACCTTTTCCTTCTGGTTTTCCATTTTCTCTTCTACGGTTGATAATTTCTTGGTTAAGGTTGAAAGCTGAGTTTTATATTTGGTTATTAACCCTTTGTTTACTCCCACCTTCTTTTCTGAAAGAAGTCTTTTGATTTCTGATTCTACTTGTTCTATCTCTCTTTGTATCTTCTTTACTTCGTATTCCTTATCCCTAAGTTCTTCCAGTTCATCTCGATAACCAGATATTCTGTCGGATATTTTGGAATATTTACCCTGTAACCTTTCAATATCTCCGAAGGCTTTCTTTACTTCCATTAGGCGTTTCAAAGAGCTCTTAATATCACCACTCTTCAATAACTTTACTATTCCTTCAATGAACTCTTCTAGAGATACCTTGGTTTTCTTCTTGGCATCATTTATCTTGTTGATAATATCCCTTTGACTCTCCTTTGCATCTGATAACCTTTGTTCGATTCGGTTTTTCTGAGTTACTGTCTCCTTAAGCTCACTTGATTTTTTGGCCTTAGCTAGCAGTGATAATCTCTTTTCAAGAACTTTAACCTTTGAAGAGATGTCATCTTTCACAGTACTAGCCTGTTTCTTTAGGTCATCAACCATCCTTTGAACGGACTGTTTCTTATCCTCTAATGTTCTATATCTTTGAGAGATATTCTGATACTCTTTCAGAGCTTCTGTATAGTAGCCCTTAGCAATATCCCTAGCTTTAGATATGTATTCCAACTCAAAAATCTCCTCAAACAATTCTTTCTTGTCTGAAGAAGATTCTTGTATCAGTCTTTTCATACCTTGACCGAAAAGTACTGAGTTCATAAAAAGGCTATACGACATACCCAAATCAGCGATTATAAGCGCCTGTATCTCCCCCTTACTTTTCTCTTGTACTTCAACAGCATCTATCTCATAGATAAGTCTATCTTTGCCCTTGGCTCCATTTACTTCACCCTTATATTTAAGACATCTGGTTATCTTATGAGTCCTACCATTCTTACCGAAGTATAATTCTACCTTGGTTCCTTGATAAGACTTTGGTCTGTATTTCTCCCAGGTATTCACATCTGACTTACCTTTTAGATTCTTACCATAAGCACCCCAAACTAAAGCGGATAAGATGGTAGTCTTACCTTCTCCTGTAGCTCCTCGAATTACGGTTATTCCCTTTGAACTTAGGTTTAATTCCAAATGGGATATTGAACAGAAGCCATCGATTATAATATTGCCAAACTGTATCATTCTGCCTCCTTAATTACTTTTAATAATGTGGCCTTTTTATTTTGGTCTTTTATGCCCTTTGCCCTCATATACCTCCTTACCATAGTTTTCTTAGTAAGTTCCCGAGTTATTTGCGGGGCATCTTCCACCGCCACAACCCGATACTTGCTAGCAATGACAGTATAATAATTGCCATCATCCTTAATTTCATCTTCTGATGATACATCCACAAATTTAGGAAAGCCCTTGAATGGCTTGAATTCCATTGAGAAGTCCTCATATATTTTCCAATATCCAAGTTTACAATTACGGTCTGTTCTCCTTTGTTGTAAAGGAGCTCCTACCATGTATATCTTCTTTCCAAGCCTCTGAGGTTTATGTATATGGCCTATCAATACTAACTTGAACTTAGATAGAAGATTCACATTCAGATTCTCTACTGTTCCAACTTCAGTATTATCAGTATCTTTAGCTCCCGGGTAGTCAGTATGCAATAATAGGATTGTTGGCTTTAACATAGCTTCTTTCAACTCAGCTTTGATTAACCCATCTAACCCCTTGTTATGGTCTAAATAGGGAATACCTACTACTCTGAACTTATCAAACTCATGATAAGAGAAGTCCAGATTGTGTAAGAACGAATACCTACGACATAAGTTTGCCCAGTGTGATGGAGATTGATTAGTTATCGAATTGCTTTTCTGTAGGTCATGGTTTCCAGATATACCGTATATGTTAAATTCCTCACACCTATTTAACTCTTCGAACTGTTCAATTATAATTTCATCAAGTGAAGTACTTATATACTCTGGACGGTGCATAAAATCCCCGCAAAAAAATGCCGGACATTTATACTTAATACATAAGTCTTTAATCAAAGAGAGGACCCTGAAAATACTTAGGGTCCTCTTATTATCCTCATTGAACTTAGAGAATTCCCCTAAGTGCAAATCGGAGAATGCTATACCTATCACCTTCATAACTGAAGAAATTTCTTGATAAGGTGTTTTCTCTTCTCGTAGTTCATCTCATCCAGTATCATGACTTTTATCTTGTAACCCATGATTTCCAGTGTACCGGTATTAGGTATACCATTTACATACTGGAGTATATTTGAATCGGGTTTATATCCCCACAGGTCAAGTATACCATACATTACCTGCGATACCTGGAATTGATAATACCGAGATAATACTCGTTTACCATTGTCTTCTGTTACCCATTCATTGAAGAAGCTTGCTGAAAAAGGTATGAAAATTAGGTGAGTACACTGTTGACCCAGTAACATACGACATAAGTCTACTGCATGGTCTAAGTCGCATTCGGCTATCCTGTGAGAAAGTTTGTTGATGAAGTATGCTGCCGAATCAAAATATGACCTATCCGTTACAAAGCTATCTTCTCCCCTGAAAGCTTTGTTACGCAGATTAAGTACTTGCATATCCTGAGCAAATACTGTACTGGCATCTTGCTGAATCATATCAGCATGAGGCATGTCTCTTGTTTCAGGTACCAAGTCCGAATATGACCCGGATATGAAAGGTATCTTTAACATATCCGCTACTTCCTTGGCAATGGTTGTTTTTCCAACCCCAGAAACACCGGTGAACATAATTTGATATTTCCTACCGTTGTACATAATGTTGTAGTTTTTTGAAAGGTTCCAAAAAATCGGGTATCTTGAAAGACCTAAGGTTAAACTTATCTAATACCATGAATAACCTATCTTTCCTTTTATTATTAGTACATCCTTTTACCCAAGGGACTTTCTTAATCGGGTGCATGGTTAATGCAGTTCTCAAATCTATTAGAGGCTTGTTCTTTTTGTATAACTCCTCTAGCTGATCCCTTTCAATACCCTTGAACTCTGCTCCTTTTGCATTTATGAAGTCTGATATACTTCCATATTGTTCCAAGAAAGCTTTAGTCTTCACTTCTCCCATACCGTAGTAACCCGGTATGTCATCAGATTTATCCCCGTTTAGTATTAGGTAATCAACGCATTCCTCTGCAGAGTAACCCATAATACCCTTGCAAGTTTGATTTAGGATTAGAGTATCTTTGTTAGGATTGAATATCTTGACTCTTTTGTCTAGTAATTGACAGAAGTCTTTGTCAGAGGATATTATGAGAGCTTTACCTGGATGGTTTATTGCCAACCAAGCAATGTAGTCATCTGATTCATATCCCAAGCCTTTTCTATCAATAATCATCTGAACTCCGAGTAATCTTAGAATCCTTCTCAACAATGAAAGTTGTTTATTGAAGTCTTCATAATCCATACTTATCTTACTCCTGTGTGCTTTGTAACCCTCGAGTAGACCATTACGGAAATTAGACTCTTTGCTCTCATGAGTATCGAATGTAATTACTACATGGCTTGGTTTAAACCGAGTTAAGTATGAACCGAGGATTCTTAAGAACCCGTACACCAACCCGGTACCAGCTCCGTTATTGGCTTTAAGATTCTTAAACTTATGGTATGAACGGTGAGCAAGGTTACTCCCATCCACTACCATAAGCATCCTCGGTTTTCTACCCCTCGTCCGGGATGTATTCGTCTTCTTCTGCATCTTCAGATTCTATTTGAGATTCATAGTCTAAGTCTGCATCAACAGGGAACATGTTTCGTGTAATCTTCTTGAGCTTTCGCTTAGTGGTTCCTATGGTATTTATTCCGGCAGCCTTTAACAGCTTTTTCCTTAACTCACCATCTTCCTCGATTAATCTGTGGAAAGCCTCTTCACCTCGACAGAGTTTCTTTCCTTCAAACATGTATGTTCCACCACCGAGCTTCTCTATCACTCCAGCATCCTCCAGAGATTCCTCTAACCAGAAGTATCGGTCGAAGCCAACTTCATGGTATTTTGGATTGAAATATATAGGAGCTTTGGATATAGTTTCCCGAGGAGGAGATACCTTATTCTTTTTCATCTGAACAGTTACATATTTACCTGCTCGTCTTTCCTTACCCTTATACTTAATCTTGAGAGTCTTACCGGAATAGAAAGCTAACCGGATTGAAGCATAAAACTTGAGTGCTGCTCCACCAGGAGTTGTACTGGTATCTTGACCAAACCCTGCACCCAGTTTACTACGTAATTGATTGATACATACCATGGTTACTCCGAGTCGATAGAACAATTCGTTCCTTATTCGGAACATCTTGTATATCTGCTTTGCCCGGTTTCCCATCTCGGCCTTGCTATCCGCCATCTTTGCATCAATGGCTTCTATAGAATCCAGAGCTGCTATGGAGTCTATCACAACTATGATAGGCTCATTATTAGTTAGCTTTGACCTCCAGTATATGGCTAAATCAGCAATAGCATCCGAAATAGTTTCTATTCTGGTATCATTTAATACGGTTACTCGTTCAGGGTCCAGACCATTTTCCTCTGCCCATGAATTCATCCATGCTTGTTCTGCATCCACCCATATTACATGACCCCCGAGTTGTTGTGCAGCATAAGCAAAGTTGTAAGCTATCAGGGACTTGCCTGAGGATTCTTCTCCCATGATTTCAATTATCTTCCCGAATGGTACACCACCACCCATTTGATAATTGAGAGCAAAGAATGTGGATGGAATCCATAGTCCATGGTGATTTATAGTACTGGCCTTGAACTGGAGAGATGACCCGTATTTTTTGAGTATCTCATTCTGTGTGGGTATCTTAAACTTTTTGCCACCCGATTTTCGGGTAGCTTTAGGTTTTCTTGCCATACTTGTAATTTATAATATGAAAAGAGTGGGATATAAACTATACCCCACTCCTACTTTAGGTATATATCTAGAAAATCTTAGATATCACTCTTATATTTCTTTCCCTTTTTCTTTTTCTTGTCCTCTAGCTTGCTTTTGGAAGAGGACTTCTTACGTGGTCTTTCATCCTCATCGTCATCATCCCCCTCATTGAGGAATGAAGCCAGCTTCTCCTCGAGTTCGTCGTAGGAAAGGATATTTGCCCGGATTGCTTTCTCCAGGTCTACCTCTCCCTGATACTTCTTGTCCAGCTTGGTTTTCTGGCAGGGTGATACCGAATAACTGGTATCATTCTTACCGGTACCAGTACGGGTGATTTTGATATCGTATCCCTCTACGGGGTCGGTCATATCTCCCCAGTCCTCTTCATCGAGGTAAAGGTCGATAATATCCTGATATACCGAACGGGGTACCATCATGGGTTTATCTACCCGGTCTGGGTCAATTTCCTTACCCTTGGTATCTTTGTACCCGAGTACCCCGATGAGATACTTTCTCTTCGGTACCAGTTTCGAGGCCAAGGCCTTGTCATCGGGGTCATCGGAGTTTTTAAGCTCCTGGAACTTCTCCATGAAAGGGCATGGCTCATCGAAAGTTGCCGGAGATATAATACCTCCCTCCTTTGGTCCAAGATAGAATTGAATAATCTCTATTCCTAATTCCTCGTCTGCACCACGAGATTTGATACGTACTCGGGTAGTTCCCTCTTTCGGATAGATTATTCCACCACCCCCACTACGCTTTTCCAGGTCCTTCTTCCTGGCAAGCATCTTTTCTCGGGTAGTCATTACACTGCCCTTTTTCTTGGTTGTTTTTTCTTTTTTCATGGCTTTATTTATTGGTTTCGATATAAAGTATCTCGTTCAGAGATAATATAGTTGTTACTTGATTGGGAAGGTCTACTACATCCAGTTCTTTACCAGCATACAGACCGTAGGTAACTACTGCTCCAACCTGAAGACCGGGATATTCTTCCTGCTGTTCATCAGTTATGGGTCCTACCTGAATTACTACACCTTTGCGTGGTACTGTGTCCTTATCGTGTTCCTGAGGGATATAAAGTCCTCCTTTTGTTTTGGTATCTGCCGTTACTACCGGAGATATTATAAGTACCCGACTTCCTGTAGGAGTTCCCAAACCTTTCAGTTTACCATTCAACTCCTTTGCTTCTTTGACCGAAATAAGGTCTAACTCAATTCTTGACATATTTACTGTTGTTTACGTAAGTTTGCTGATACAGTTCTTAAAATATTCTCTCGTGATTCGTAAGCTTTACATATACTTATCATTTTACTCGCATTGTACTCAGCCTTCATATATCTTTTCAATGCTCCCTGATAAGCTTGGTTGTTCTCTGCTTTATGAGCTGCTGCGTCATTGTTTACATTACCTGATTCTTTATAGTAAAGCCATGCCTTACTATAAGCCTGATCTTTTGCCTTTTCAAGTTTATCCCTTTTATATATAAGCCTATCCCTTACCATCACCAATAGAGCATAATTAGATGGACTTCTACGTAAAGACTGATTGACCAGGTTCTCATCAATCATGAGTTCCTGGTCTAAATCAATCTCATGGGTTTTCCCTTGAAATAGAATCTTTAGTGTGTTTTTCTTAATCTGGGATAGACGTACTATCTTTTGCCTTTTTTCCATATAACACCTCTTTCACTGAAGTATTTATACATGGTCATAATGCTTATTCCATATTTGACCTTTATCTGTAGGTTACTCATACCACTCTCATAATCTTCTATCATCTTATTTATAGACTCCTCACTCAACTTAGGGCTTGGTATATTAAATCTACCGTCTCTTATACATTGTTGAGTATTCTCTTGGTTAGTACACCAATATAGATTTTCTACTTTATTATTTTCTCGATTATTATCCTTATGACCCACACACGGTTTATTATCTGGGTTTGGAATGTAGATTAAAGCTACCAACCTATGTATATTAAACGTATACTTAATCCCCTTATTATTTCTTAGGCTTACTATCAAGTAACCATTGTTCTTCTTTCTCTTAGCCATTTTCCTCCAAGTAACTCTATCTCTATACTTAGAGTACACATTACCTTCTCGAGTAACATGGTAACAATCAAAATCTGGTATATTACCTTTCATACATTCTCTTCCTAAACTCTCTCTTATTTTTCTCTATCTCTTCTGGATATAACTTAGGATAATCTTCTATTTCAATACCTTTGAACTTACGATGTTCCTCTAAGTACTCATCAGGATTAAAATCTGGTTCAAGCATTTTCCTATAATCATATCCAGGAATAAAAGGTAGTTCCTCTGCCATAGAACGCCCGATAACGAAGTCCATTGACATACTTACGTCGTCTATCTGGAAGTTGAAGTATTCTTTAGTATTTGGGTTACGGCAAGTTTCCCAAATCTCGTATACTACCCAGGTATTTATATATTCGGGACTTACCAAGTAATAGGTAGCATCATGAACATTACAAGTCTCTTGCATAAATGGTAACTTACCTTGCCTCATTTTCCAATAGTTTAGGATTGAAGCGAATAAGTTCATATCTGATGCAGCTGATTGACATGGCATATTAACCGATAATCGTACTGCGTATGCAGCTTCTTGCTCATTATCAGAATATACTTGAGGTAACCTTCTTTTCCTGCCAAACAAAGATTTAATATATCCATGTCTTACCAATACTTTCTCCTGGTTAATCATGAACTTCTTAATCTTCGGATGTTCTTGGAAGAACTCATTCAACTGTTGTTGAGCTTCATCAGGGGTTACGATAATACCAGCTTTCGGGTCAGATAGTTTAACTGCAAGCAGTTTCTTCTGAATACCATAAATAATACCAAAACATATCTGCTTTGCCTGTTTCCTTCGATTTTTCCAAAGCTTGTAATCAGGGTGTTGTTCATCGCTGTAAGCTTTGTTTGCTTCATCGTATGATACTCCATACTTGTTTGCTGCAATAGCAAGGTGAGGGTCCTGACCCTTAGCAAATGCCTCAAGATAAGTCTCATCTCCTGAAAGGTGAGCCATGATTCTTAACTCAGCTTGTGAGTAGTCAAGTGCCATATATAGTTTACCATTAGGAGCTACTAACTGTTTCTTGATATTAGCATCCACAGAAGTCTTGGGTATCTGCTGAAGGTTTGGTTCAGAACTACTTAATCGTCCCGAAGTAGTACCAATGATTTTGAATTGACCATGAATCCTATCATCGTCCTGTACCTTATCATGCCATCCCTCGATGTATGTTGTATACATTTTCTTTAACCCTCTTAATTCGAGAAGATTATCCAGGAAAATTGCTTTGGGATTTTCGGGATTTTTAACCGTTAGTCGAAGTTCTACCAATGTATCTTCATCGGTACTCGGCTTATCAGTATCACGATTAGTTTTCTTATCCTTGGTATATTTTATGATAGGGAATTTGAACCCCTTTTCGGAATACAACAGTAGAGGTAAATCAATTGGACTACCAAGATTTACTTCTCGGGTTAATTCCAGTTCCTTTTTAGTAGTGAATACACCAGCCCTGATATTGGATATCTTCTGTTCCCTGCTTGCTATTTTCCGTGCATCCTTTGGGTCATGATAATCCAAATCTTCAAGTTCACTTTCAATGGATGCAAGGTATTTGCTTATTCTTTCTTGGACAAGCCATCTAGAGAATTTTTTCACTCGTGGAAGATTCAAGCAATTAGAAGTTGCTTGTTCAATCTTTGGCTTGTAAGATTCAAGCAATTCCTGATTGAACTTCCTATCAAGGTATAATCCCGTTTTTTCAGCATGCTGCAATACCCGGGAAGCTGGCATAATCAAATGCCTAAATAATGGGTACATGCCTATTTCAATCAGCTTGCTTTCAAAGAACATTGATAACCGAAGAGCGTAATCAGTATCCTGACAACCATACTTGCATAAGGGTTCCAATGGTTTCTTATCCCAAGGTATCTTGTCGAACTTCTCTGCCTTCTCGTAGTCGCCATGCTCTGGTAGATACCTTCTAACCATTGATTTCAGGTCATTAGGTTTCTCTTCATTTAGAAGATACTTCATAAGCATTCCATCCAGAACAGTACCTCTAACATATATCCCATATAACTCGAATATCTGAAGGTCAAACTTCAGATTCCATCCCACTTTAGTTACATTGGGATTCTCAACCACCTTTCTACCAAAATACTTTAACCAACGTTTCCAATTAGGGTTTTCATATTCATGGTGACATAAAGGTATTGATACACCAGAACCAACTTGAAAGGTTATGGATAAGATTGTTGGTTTAAAGGTTTTATTATAAATACCTTCGGCATTTGTCTCGAAGTCTACAGAAGCTATGCCTGTTTTCAAACAAGCTTTCACAAGCCGTTTGACTTGTGAGAAACTTTTGATTATGTCATATCTTGACTCCATGTTTATTCTTATTATATGCAGTATAGAATAGATCTTTACATGACCATAAGTCTGACGTATTCTTTACTACTTGAAAGATACCATTCTTTACTCTTTTTATATACCCTGATCTACAAAGAAGACAGCATAACCAATATAAATATGCTGTCTTAGCTCCTGTACTCTGTAAGTAAGTATATCTAAATGTCTGACCAACTTCTTTATTTTGTAGAAGTTTTATCAAATTAGATATAATGTCTCCCTTCATAAGAATTATAAAATTATGTACTCGGAGCGGGAATCGAACCCGCAAGGTCAATGACCGTCAGAGCTTAAATCTGATGAGTTTACCTATTTCTCCATCCGAGCAATAAAAATGAGGAGTTATCAGTACTCCTCTAAACTGGCCGCGCTGACAAGATATTACCTCTAGAAAGATATCTCACCATTACAGTATCAATTAAGCATCTTATACTTTATACTTATTTAGGTGTTTTTCTTAAAGGGAGATACTTACCTTTAGTAATATGATTGATCAGTTCATATTCTCACCCAAATATACCCTCTGCTTTTCAATGGTAGTACGGAAGACAGGATTCGAACCTGCGACCCCTTGCTCCCAAAGCAAGTACACTAACCGGACTGTGCTACTTCCGTAAATTAGGTACCAGTCTATATCCCTACCGTCCAGTACCTGGGAATGAATCAGGACTCGTTGTCCACAGCGCAAAGTAAAGATTCATAAGTGGACCCAGAGGGGATTGAACCCACGATCTTCTGATTATGAGTCAGCTGCTCTTACCAACTGAGCTATGGGTCCAGGTGAAGGTAACGGCTTTACTACTAATCTCGGCTTGACAGAAAAGAAACTAAGTTCAACCACCGTTACCTTCTTTGTTACCTTAATTCTGTCTGGATAGAAGTTTTGAGTTTTACCCAGTCCTTTTTATAACTATGCAAACTATCAATAGTATGATAGAGATAACCAGGTTTGGTACCCACTTCTCTAGCTACGTATTCCATGAGTTTCCATGCCAAGTATACATCATTTCCAAAGTGAGTTACAAAATCTGATGATCTTTGGTGATAGCAAATATTTAATTGCTTTTCACCTCGGGCATTCTCCCGGATAAGGAAGTCGTAATACATAGAGCATGGTATACGCATCTTACCATCCAGGTTTTCGGCATCAGAACATTCTACCTGCCCATCTTCACCATAGATATTAAGTATGGCTTTACGGGTATCATTATCATCCTTGAGCAGACCTATGACAGCCTGTAACTTGGTCATTACAATCCCCTTATACATTACTACCTCATTCATTCTCTCCGAATAGGTGTAGTCGAAGTACTTACCATCTACCAGGAACTCTTCCCATATTTCGGGACGCAATTTCCATGCTTCACCCGGGTTAATTTGTCCCGGGTGTATTCTTTCCTGGAACTCAGCCTCTGCCCAATCTTTAGATTTGGTGAATACAAATAAAGGGGCTGGGTCTTCCAGGTGAGTCAAACAGTATTGCTCGCATATAAGTTCTTTGGTAATGAAGTCATCTTTACCTTCGATAACTTTATTCTGATAGGTACGGGGTTTTACCTCATTACCCATCTCATACAAATTTCTTGCCGTCTCAGACATCAATTCGTAAGGATTTGAATATATTCTCATATCATCTTTGTTTGAATAGTTTTACACAATTCCCAATAGTTACTCTACTAACGTTATATCTAATTGATAATTTTCTCATAGTGTACTTTCCAGTTCTGTATAAAGATTCAATCTCCTTACGTTGATTGTAAGTTAATTTTGACATAGGATGATTTTCGCCCTTTAGTCCTGGACCTTTACCAGGTTTATATGTAGTTTTTATACGCCCATCTCTGAAGGCCTGTTTAATATTGTCAGACCCAGTACCCCACTTTAAGTTGATTACTTGGTTGTTATGTATATCGTTGTCCAAGTGCATAACTATTGGTAAATTATCTGGGTTTGGAATGTAAGTTAAAGCTACTAACCTATGTATAAAATACCTTTTACCATCATATAATCTAACTCTTAAGTACCCAGTACTATTGGGTCTAGCTATTAAAAATACTTTTAAGTGTTTGTCCCATACTTTACCCGTAGTATATATCCTATACCTACCATTAAATCCAGGTAAAGTTAGATGACTTCTCATTGTTCGTGATTTTTAATATATTTTCTTATAGATTTTCGTAGTTCTTTTAGGTCCTGAATATTCATGTTGGGAAGACCTATCCAATGACAAGCATTGATACATATAGATAACTCTATGTCCCTGCCATTCCTATTAGGATATTTACCCTTGGATATCTCTACTCCAAAAATAGGGTTTATCTTTCCTCTCGTACTTCACTTAGATACCTCCTTATCTTTCTTTTAAGTTGCCTTAAATCCTTTACACTGATGTTGGCCACGGTATTAAATAACCACCCATCATCCGTGGAGAAAGTTATATCTATATCTCCTCCGAGTTTACTGGTGTAAGGAGATTTCTTTACTTCTATTTTCATTGCATTGATATTTGCAATTCAATAGACTTCCCTATCTTAGAATGGTAGCCAGTCTTCACTACCGAGTGTACAATCCTTTGCCAGGGTTTTGGGATATTTGAACAACTCAGGTCTGAGTACTTTCAAAGCTCTTTTATGTACCTTATACTTTATCTTGTCAGGGTCTACTTTAAGTAGATACTTCAACCGCTCATACCAGTTACCATCATATATACCAAGCTTATCACTAAGCTTTAATAGGTCTTCATGAGCATGATACATTAGTAATACCGTATCATCATTGAATATCTGACTGAAGTGTATTGATACATGGAATTTATGTCCAGTGGGGAATAAGTATTCTCCTATCCTTTGAATCAGTAGTAGGTCACAGATAAGTCTTTTGGTTACCTCGGATGCCCTCATGAATACCGTTATCATGGGGTAATCCATGCCTGCTTTCTTTGATACAGTTAGAGACAATAAGCAATTCTTACCATGAGCATGCTTATTATCAAACTGATAGCCTATGTTGAATATCTTCCTTGAGTTTAAGGCTTTTACTACTTCCTGCCTTAAATCAATTATACCGTTTTCATTCACATAATTTGCTACCAAAGACTTCCATTTAGCCGAAGTGTAGTTGAAGTGCCTACCAAAATCAAATTCGGGGTCTACCAGAGGTTCTTTAATATAAATGACTAAATCATTTAAGTACTGTGCTTTACCAATTCTTTCAATATCCAAACCGGGGGTATTGAACAGGAATAACCTGTTGAGTCCCTCCCAAGCTTTCATACTTGTTTTGAACTGCAACAGGTTATTCTTTAACTTGAACTTACTCATCGGCTTCAGGAGTTAATTCACCGTCTTCCATATCATCTTCCTCTGAAGAAGAGAATGATATTAACTTCTTCCTTTTCTTTTCCCCACTTTCCTCAAGCTTTAGTTTAAGACCATACTTTTCTGTAAACTTTAAGTAGGTCTTTTTTATCATATTACGCTTGAGGATAGATGGGCATACCTCGGGTAATGGGATACCATCCCAATCTCCAATTTCTAAGGCCGAGGCTAACATAGATTTCTGTTTATACCCCAAATCTCTCCTTAATACCTTGAAAGCTCTGAAACTGTTACCATAGGTTTTATAACCTGCTTCATCACTTGTCATAAGTTTTTTGAGAGATTTACGTATCTTCTTTCTACGTACCTCATCGGTACAGTTCTCTTTCAATAACTCCTTAATATCTTTTCGATTCTGATACAGCAAGATTGTAGTATCATTTGCCCAAGCTGCTTTGATAACCAACTTTAGAGAGAAGTTATCATGGCCATAAATATACTGACCCATACGGCAGAATAGTAGCATATCCATGGGCAACCTTGTAACTACCTCTGAAGAGCGGAGTATTGCTGTTATCTCAGGATTTTCAACTCCTATCTTACGAGAGAATATACCGCCCACCAAGCATCCCTTACCACTGCCATGATTATCAGCAAAATGGAATCCAATGTGATAATTCCTGTTTACTGTCTTGTTCTCTTCTAACTTCCTTATCATCAGTTTGGCCTGATCAAGTACATCCAAATCCAAGTAGTTGGTAATTAAACCAGTCCACTTAGTCATGGTGTACCCAAACATCTTACCGAAGTCAAAGTCAGGGTTAAATTTAGCCTCAGCTATTTCTACCATCAAGTCGTATGTAAAAAGAGAATCGGTTAAGTTATAACCAATTCCTTCACAAAACCAGTCTGGTTTCTTGATTAAGAAATTTTCCAGTATCTTTTCCCAAGCTTCTATTGGGTTCTTAGCTTTTACCAAATTCATACTAATACTTCGATTTTTGACGGAACATATTGATACGGTTCTTCTTGAAATAGATGTAGAATACATCATCTGAACCCATACCTATCCATCCCAAATACCCACAAAAGTAGATGAAGGCCTTCACTAATTCCGACTGATACTTTAACTCCTGAGTCATTACCTGGGATTGCTTCCAGGGTTTATTCTTCAGGAAGTTACGAGCAATGTTCAGATGATGGGTTATCTCCCATAACAGGTATGGGTAGTTTACTGAGTACTCTACATGATTGAAGTATCTACCTCCCTCGAGTAACTTTGTGTTATAGTCCAGATGTTTTTCTGAATCCATGTTCTCGTACCACTTGATAAGGTCTGTGGCATTGTTGTGTAAGATAACACTGATATCTCCCTTGTCCATTATCCACATTACCCCGAGATTCATGGCTGTACGCAGGATATCTTCATAGTTCTTGTTGAGAGAATCTACTACTGATTGAGGACAACGATTATCCTTTACCCACTTCACCATGTATGCCATAATATCCTCGGGTTGGATATTGGCATATATCAAAAGTTCGATAAAGAAGTGGATAGCATCTGCATTCTCTTCATTAGCATTCTGTAAGTGATTGAGTATCTCCGTATACTCTATACAATCACCATGGGTTTGTACCAATTTTGAATGGTTGGCCTCGAATAAGTCCATTACATTTTCGAATGACTCATAGCCTTCTGATAACTCCTCGATAACTCTTGCAGTAAAGTCCTTTAACAAGGTTTGAGAAGCCTTTGTATTGATGTCTACCGGATACTGTGGTAGCCCCTCTATGCCTATATACCCAGACAAGAGGTTCTTTTGCATTTGATATATCTCTTCGAGATACTTATGGTCGGGAATTATACCAGGTTCTTCTTTTATATCGCGACTATCCATGGTCTTACTTGTTATCGTGTGCTCCGAATCCTTTGTCTCCTCTTGTACCCCAGTTCTTTGCCTTCTCTTCGTACTCTTCATTGGTAATCTCTACCGGAGTTGAAAGTATGATGGGAACGTGTACGAATTGCATTATTTTCTTACCTTGGTTCAGAGGAATACAAACCTCTTCGGGTGAACCGTTATGAATACCTATGTGCATTTCCCCAGTATAAGGGCTATCCACTATCTCGGCAGTGAACGACAAACCCTCTTTAGTTGCAATCCCAGATTTATTTGCTGCCATGAGCATGGACTCTTTTGGATTGATAAGTACCTTTATACCAGAAGGGATGAGAAGTCTTCCACCTGGCTTAATTACCACATGTACATCATCAGTACCCAACCCATTTAGTTTGATGTAACCTTTACCTAACATCTTCCGATTGATACCGGAAAAGTCATCCTTACCTTTCTCCCCAACCTTAAGAATATCTTGGTCGGATAACTGAGGAATGTAGAAATCCAGACCTGCATCCCCATCATTTGCTCGGTTTGGGGATTTAACATCTCTAATCTTTGTGAACTCTAATTGTACCATGTTATTTACTGTTGAATTTACGATAAATGTCTCTTGCTTCTTTTCGGGATAACTCGAACTTACTCTGAAGCTTATCGAGTATTTCCTTCTTACCCAGTTTTTCTCTTACCAATTTACGGTAGTACTTTTTACAACCTTCTATATCTACCAAAGGTTCCAAATCCTTGAACTGGGTTTCTGCTTCCAGCTCTTTACGAGTCTTACCCATAAGAGCTGTGAACTTAATACAACAGAGTTCGGAATCTCCGCACATCTTACATTCCTTGGTTGAAAGGTCATAGTGTTTACCGAAACAGGGATCTTGTCCTGAACCAAGTTTGGTGATGTCTATAGGTTCAAGAATATCCCCAGTCTCTAACTCCTTTCTTACTTCCTTAAGTTTGTCTTTCTTTTTCTTCGCCATATATTTGATAGTTTGATATCAAGTGATAGTTAATAGGTATTTCAGTGTCATTGATGTAGAATAGTATATGCACTAACTTTCTGGTTCACCATTATACGTGCGTGCGTATTTAAGCTTTAGCTTAAGTTAATACTTACTAAGTAAGTTAAGTATAAGTTTATATAGCTAAAGCTATATAAACCTCTATTAGTATTTAGTATACTAAATACTAATAGAGTTATAAGTGTGGGTATATACGTGCGCATATATGCGTATTACCCTTCCACTCTGATTACCTTTAATTTTTCTTTCTGATAATACATTCGTCTATGGTTACCATGTCTCTTTAGATAATTACCCGGGAATTGAAGATCGTCAAGATAGGCTTTTTTCTTGTTCATGTGAGTTCGTGCAAGACGTCCCAATATCTGTATGGATTTTTCATTAGAATCCATTGATGCAGTATTCTGCAGATATTTTAATTCAGGGAAGTTTTGACCTCTAGAAATAATCGTGGTAGCTATTAGTATATCGATTTTACCTTCTCTAAAAGCTTGTAGAATTTCATCACGCCCTTTGGTATTATGATGTACATATTGTATGTTGTATTGATTCCCGAGATGTTTAACATAATACCGGTAAAGATTTTCACAATGACCTATAAACTTACATACTATTAAAGCTGGTAATCTCTTTCTACCAATGTTATACTTGGTACGGTCAAGGGATAGTTTCCAAGCTTTAACATTATCTGATATCACTTCCTTGTATTCTGTTGGGTAATCCACATCTTTAGAGTACTTAAAGGGAGCATATACCAACTTGCAAGTAATAGGGGTAGAATACCCTTTCTCTATCATATCACTTAATTTTATCTGGTTAACCTTATCACCAATAAATGACATGATATTCAGGTTATGTATTAACTTCTTCTTCTGATTACTCATGTAGATGGTACCACTCAAACCTACTCGTATTCTAGAGTTATACAGATGTTGTATTACTGTTTTATATGTTTTATTATCTATCACGTCAGCCTCATCTATAAGTACCATATCTATTTCTGATAAGAATTTTTGGTACCTACTTATATTTGAGGCAAGAGACTGTACCATGCACACATTAAAGTTACCCCAGTCATTGCACTTACTTCCCTGTATGAATGCAACCTTTTCACCGGGTAACAGTTCTGGAATCTCTTTTTTGAACTGCTTAAATAAGTCTGCACTGTTCAACAACAATACAGTTTTCAATTTCCTCTTGAAAGCCTGGTGTAATCCACAGAACACCAAAGTCTTTCCGAAATTAACTGCCAAATCAGATGCACAGATAAGAAAAGGAGTATCTCCAACTCGATTATTTAGAATCTTTTCTAGAGCTTCTTTTTGTACTTCCCGTAATTCTTTATCTCCAAGTATTGTTGGAATTACTGGTTTAACTCCTAACTGGGGTCTATTATCTATGATTTTAACCTCCTGTCCCGTTTTAAGGCATTCATTGTAAACCCTATTTAGAAGACCTATTTTGAATTGCCCATAATCAGAGATATATTTTACGTAACCATCCCAGTTCTTTGCCCTGCTATACATCATTATATGCCAAGCATCCGGATGCTTAATCCGGAACATTTCATACAACTTATTTGTGAACTTAGCAGGGCCAGATAATTCACAAACATTGCAGTTCTTTATGGTTATAGTTATCATACCTTATTTCTTGAAAGCATCCCAATCTACATGTTCCGATTTAGGCCGAGATACTATATTAAATCTTGCCATGTAATTAATAACTCTTTGTCTAGCCTTGTCATTAGATAGATCTTCTATCTTAGGTATACCATTACAGAATTCTAAAGCATAGAACTGAGCTTGAACAAAGGTTTCATAGTCAACTCCAACTTCATCAGCTAATTTTCTTGCTCTTACAAACCATACATACTCTTGAGGGTTTTTATCGTAAGTATTATTAATCCCTATTCTGTCAAGAATCTCTTTAGTATAATATTCATATACTTCTCGGGTATACTGGGGAGCTGAATCTTCTTTTACTTCTCTATCTGCTTCGTATACATCCATAATCCAATTAACTCTCTGATGTAACCAATTAGCACAGAAGTTATAGTTCACCCTCTTTGCTTGAGACATGAGCTTAATACCAGTTGTTACAAACTCTATATATCCTTGACGAGGTTCAAACCCAAACTTTTGACAGAACTCGTTTACAACAGGTACCAATTCTTTTACTGATGCCCATTGTAAATCTGTTTGCTTTATTTTAGTTACTCCGATGTGTTTGAGTTGGACTCTAGTAGAATATATGATATCTGCTAATAAGTTTGCATCTCCTATACTTCCTGAAGCTCTACGAACAGCTTGAGTTTGTACCCTTTTATCCTCTCCTACCACTGAACGATGGTCCAAAGAGTATTGCCTGGCTTTAGTGAAGAACTCATCTACGAATTCTTCAGATACTCTACCCCCCATTTCCTTCCATAACTTACGGAATAAAGTTTTAGAGATATGTATAGAAGGTTCTCGTTGTGCCATTATAATTTTAACTGTGATTTTATAGTTAAAAGTTCTTGATAAGTCTGATATGTCGTCTCTCGTACATATTCTAAAGTCCTTTGTTTACCCAGTGAATTAACATCCTCATTATCTGGGAGGAATACTACCTTTACCTTTTTGAAGGGCACCAACTTAAATGCCAGATCTAATGCTTTATCTTTAGCATCAGGGTCAATCAATATTATAAACTTCTCTACTTGGCTCTTGATGAACTTGTTTACTTGCCATCTTGAAACTGCCTTACCTCCGGTTGCAATCCCATTCTCTCCCAAAGTTTCAGCATTGATTGCACCCTCACAAATATAAATGGTTCGGTATATTTCTAGAGCATCTGCATTATATATAATAAAACTCTTTCCCAAACCAGTTACATCTACTTCTGGATTGTTATATTTGGGGCCAGCGCCCATATATAATCGAGCATTGAAATAAGTTAATTGCCCATGCTCTGTAAATGGGATAATGATATATCCAAGATACTTACCTGTATTACAATATCCCCATCCTTTACGAGCTAACTCCTCTATCTTAAATCCTCGTTTCTTAAGATAATTCCTGGCAGACCTTGCCAATAGAGAAGTACCCATGGATATATTCTTAAAGCCATCAGGAAGGAAGAACTCTTTCTTACCTTTTAACTCAACCTTCTCTTCTTTGAATACATATCCAGAATAATCTCCCGATTCGAGTATAGATAATACTTCTTGAAAACTATCAGTACTCTCTAGATACATTACCAGACTTAAGGGAGATGGATGCTCACCACACTTAAAACAATTACATCGATTGTTTGAAAGGTTGATACCAAACTTCTTTTCTCCTCCACAGTAGGGACAGTCTGACTTCATCCACCCCTTACGATAATCGAAGGCCTTCAACTTATATCTAAAATATTCATGTAAACGACCTTTAGTATGGTTATTTAGTCTCATATACTATCCTCCTAATAACTGAATGTGCTCTACCATATTTACGGCTTAACTTTTGTAGAGTGGTATTTCCTTTCAAGTATTCGGCTTTTATTTTACGTCTAATCTCTATACTCAAAGGAGTTTTACCTCTGGGTTTGAATCTACCATCTCTTATACATTGTTGAGTATTTTCTTTATGAGTACACCAGTATAGATTTTCTACTCTATTGTTAGTTCTATTATTATCCTTATGACCTACACATGGTAAGTTATCGGGATTAGGTATCCAAGTTGTAGCTATAACCCTATTCAATCTATGGGTCTTTTTTTCTTAGATGTACCTGTAAATATCCGAATATCTTATGATGGTTAGTAGATAGCCCTCTATGTAATTTAGTGGAATATACTCTACCGTCGAATGAAGCCAAATATTCTGGATAGTTTGGTATAGGCTTTACTTTAACACCTTTTATATTGCTGTTAAGTCTCATATCGTAAACGAAAATACCCGACCATGAATAACATAGCCGGGTAATTATTACTTATTAACTGGTAACTTCTGACATAATTCAGGAACTAGATGATGGATTATATATCCTCCTCTACGAATCTTCGTTAATTCTGCTCTGGCTTCTTCTAACTTTAGGAAAGAATTCTTATAAGGTACCTCATACCTATCCATGTCTTTATACCCCATAGTCCTATAGTTGGGAGTAACCTTATTCCAATTTATAGAAGCCTTTTCTGAAGAGATGGGTACCCACTCACGGAAGAATACTCCTAAACTATACCTCTCTTCAATTGGACATACAACTTGATATCTGTTACCGGGTTGCCTTCTTAAACATATCTCTTTGGAAGCTCTCCTACGAAATATCTTCAATAATCTTACATTCATAACTACATGTGTTCAGTAGCTTGGAATACGCCAATATGGATATTATAATGACAGTGAGGGCAAGTGATGCACTCTTCTCCGTTATGTTCTGGACCATAACTTAAATCCAAGAATACTTCCTTCTCATTGAAAGCTACCTTGGAATTACAATTTTTACAAACTGTAGTCCTCTTCTGAATTTTAAGAGGCTCTGTAGTAATAACTCGTGCCATACAATTTTAATTATTTAAGGTTTAACTAAATATCACCTGATGTTTTACTTCTCTTTTCTGGGTCTGCATTGGGATTACTTACTCTCTTCTTTTTCTTAAGTAAGTCATCTACCTGTTTACCCATTGACTCATCATATTTTGCTCTGGCCTCTTTAGAGAACTCCTTCATACGTTGTCTTTCTGGGTCCATATTAAACATTACTCTACCAGATGGAACTCCATCACGTTGAACTACAACTTCCATTCTCATGATGTTATGTTCTTCTTCGTCCTGAGTAGAATTTAATCCCATGACGCATTTTGCATTTCTTATTATAGAAATAGCTGATGCTATATCATTATCCTCGTATCGGGTTTCTTGATGCTTAGCACCTTCTCTAGTAACATGTTGGGCAGTCCAAATAGCATCTAGTCCCAACTCATCTCCCATATTATCTATATCTATATATACATTGTTGATACGTTCTACATCGTCCCTATCTCGAGCAATAGAAGCCAACTTTGCAGCATAGTCAATCATGATAACATTGACCTTAATACCCTTCTCTGTTTCTAATTTCCTAACTAGATTAGTGATGGTATTACAATCTGCAATGGTTGCAGGTACACGCTCCACAATAAACTCTACACCAAGACGTTTATATTTACGCATGTGCCTTTGCTCCATCTTATCATAATCACCAGTTAACATCTCCCTCTTGGTCTTATTGAGAGTAGACTGTATCATACGATCCATTAACTGGTTCTTACCATTTTCAGTATCTATGTATAGAACATTCTTCTTCATTGCCAGATATCCCCGGGCAATATTGATAAGTGCAAAAGTCTTTCTTCGTTTGGGACGGTCAATTAAAACGAAAAGAGAGTTCTTGGGATATCCATCTCCATTACCCAACCTATTCAACTGCCAAAATGGAGTGGGAACTACATCTGGGTCAACCTTTCGCATAAGTTGTCGCATTGCAGTTCCACTAACCATTAACAAAGGTTCGTCCTTCTTTTGGGGTTTTGAACTTTGTAGAATCTTAGTTAGTTTAGCTTGATAGGTTTCGTAAGAATTGTAATCAGAGAAGTCCATACCTTCATTTAAGGCTTTCAATTCAATGTAGGCAATAAACTTGTGTATGTTCTCCAGAACAATATCTACATCTTTTAGAGGCTTATTATAAAGTTCAGATATTAAACTATGAATATTAGGGATATCATCCTTGGTAACTAAGTCTACATAATCCTTACCTTCTAACAAAGTTTTAACCTGCTCAACCATTAAGACCTCACTTGGTATTCGTTGATATTTCTTTACGAATTTTACCAAGGCCTCTACTACTATTGAGTGTTCAATTAAAGTAAAGTACCCAGGTTTTATCTTTGTAACATATAGAAGAGCTTCCTTCCCTTGTACCAAAAACCTAAGTACTTCTAATTGAAACTCGATAGAGAACGTAAACTTGTCACAGGAGTTTAACCTCTTCTTTACCCTATTTTGTTTCATATATTATATAATATTCATGAGTGTATAATCAATAGTATCTGCTAGATAATATAGTTCTCCAAGCTCATCTTTGAACATACTTGAACACAGACGGTGAAATAATTTTGATAAAATTCATACAAGTTGTTACTTTATTATTTATATTTGCATTGTTAAAAATCTTTACTACTATGAAAGGCAACAACGGAAGTGAACTACATCGCTTGACAGAATTAAAACCTTATGATGAGGATTTGTTTAATAGGTTATATAAAACCTGCAAACCCTTAATCCGTAGACTGACGAGAGGAGTTGATTCCAGAAGATTTAATCTCACACCAGATATTATTAACTCTTTTTTCTGGGATAAGTTCTTGTATGTATTTAATAAATACCAAGACGAATACGATGAAGAAAGGTTGAAAGCAACTCTCTTATCTTCCCTGCAAACTTATAAAAGTAAGTTACTGAGGAATGCTTATACTAAGCAAGCAGAGTTTAACCAAGAGTTAACTTCTTTCGAAGTGTTATTTGACAATAATAAGGAGTTACTTGATGATTCCGATGAGACCAGAATAAAGGAGGAACAATCTCAAAGATTCCATCAATACATGAAAGAACACCTTACACCAGATGAATATCTGGTTATGCAAATACAACTTGAACCTCCCAAATGGTTTGAGTCTCGTATCAAAGATTCCCATGGCAAGCTTTCTATATTACATCTTATAGATTACTTTGAGTTACCCCGGGATAAGTTTGCAGTTAATATGTTTTCCCGGATGAGGAAAACCATTCAGAAGGTTTTAGAACAAGCTGCAGTAGACCTTAAACAATGAAAAAGGCCAGAGCAAGGTTATTGCTAACCTCACTCCGGCCCCACTTAACCAACTCAACTATGGTTCAGTTTAGTCTTCTATTTCCATACTGGGATGTAATCCCTTATACCATAAGTCTGATATGGATAATGGTACAAATACTCTTAGAGCCTGAGTCCAACCTATATAATCTAAATTAGGAGTACTTCCTCTATACATGGGGATTCTAACCCTTACGTACATTTGGTTGGTTTCAAGAGGATTTGGTATTGAGCTTACGTCTAAAACTACCTCACAAGTATAGGCAGAACCTGTTACACACTGTATATTACCCAGAACTGTTAAGAGCTCCATGGAAGGATTACTGGTCCAACCTTGCTGGTCTTCTTTTACCTGTTTTTGTATGGATTTCAAAGCTAATAACCATTTAGGATTATTACCTACTAATTCATACAAATTACAAGTTCGTAGAGTAATAAAAGTCGTATCAGTAAATGTTTCTGCTACGTTTACTGCAGCTATGAATATTACTCCGAATGGTGTCAGTCTCATCTTCAGAGTACCTTTACTGGTAGTCGTAGATATATACTGAGATATGGGAGTAGATACTACAGTAGGAGAACCTGACATGAATATATTATCCATGGCTACAGCTAAAGTCAAAGCTGGGTCTTTACTTATCCTTTCAACTGTAGAACTATGCTCTGGTAATAGAGGAGATAAATAGGGTCTTACTGCAGAATTATAGGGACACACACATAAAGTACCTAATATCTCGGCTCGGTCTGGTAAAGTAAATCCACCATTTACCGACCACACATTATCTTCTGGGTCTAAGTAGTTAGCTTCTTTACTTAAGTTTCTATGCATGATGGTTAGGCCCCAATCCGTATATATGGGTAACCCAGTATCTGGGTCATTGCCATTTTTTATACCCCATATACCTATGGCCTTTAAGTAATCATAGATGTAATTTGCTAAGGTATCAAAAGTACGTGGATTACTGTAGTCCCTGAATAAAGTTACCCCTTTGACTTTTAAGCTTTTAATAACTACTCTTACAGTCCCCTGAATTCCTGTGCTATCCTTATCGATTTTAGATAACTCATAGTCTACTTCTACACCATTACCTTGGGTAATAGCCAAAGAATCAACCACCTTAGAATTGCCCTTTATATTAGTAGAATCTAACTTACTCTCTACAGATTGAACCCGACTCTTCAGGTCAAGAATATCCAAAGGATTCATTCCGTACGGCTTTACTGGAAATTGACCTTGAATGGGTACCAAACACAAAATATAGTTCATGGCTGCCATGATTGACTTATACCTCATGCTCGTAGTCTGGCTATTCCACTCAGGTCTCCATCCCACCAGATATATACCTATGAGAGAGTCGATGTCCTTATTGAAAGGCATTCCGGAATCAGCCAGGAGTTCTAACATCCTTTCATAACCCCAAGAAAGTATCTCATCAAGACCATACACATCATCAAAAGTTAACCACCCACAGGTGAAGTTAGTTACACCGGGAGGATTCTCACTTCCATCGGGACGATAGGTATGAGTTGCTTTTACAGCAAATGCCACCAGCTTCTGAGGGTTACTCAAACTTGGCCACCCTCCAGAAGGTTGTACTCCATTGAAGGTTAGTACATCAGGAGCTATATGACATAATCCATCTGGAGTAGTGTAAGCATTGAACACCTGACCCGCAGTGTTATCCTTATTAGAAAGGAATACCCTACGAGCCCGGCCCAGAATATTTTTCATCCCAGATGGTAATGTACCCGGTCTTTTGAATACACTGGTTATGGTTACATTCTGTTGGGTAGTATCTACCCAGTCGAAGCCACAAATAGGACCTGTACCAGCCATTATGGCAAGAGGTTCCATAACCTCCTTAGATTCTATTAAGTCTCCATAAACTTGATAGAACCTTGGTTGTACTATCCCATTCACGACTTCTGTTACATTATTCTGTGCCATAATTAAATTTTTAACTTATCGAGATTCTCGTCGATGAATATTAAGGCCTTGGTTAAAGACTCTACCAGTTCCCGGTTCACTGAGTCATCCTCGAGTAAAGCCACATCGTCTGGATTATCCTGAAATAACCACTCGAGAAGTACTCCCCAGTAGTTGTTGCCCATCAGTACAGTAAAATTGGCTTCCTTATCAGGGTCACCATCTGATGGGTCTGTTCTGTGTTTATAACCATCTGTAGTGGGGAAGTCTTCCTGCAGTTGTTCGAATATTACTGTAGCAAATAAATCCGAACGGGTTTGTCCCTTGGTGGTATATATTTCAAATCCTCTGGCAGTACACCATTCATTTCCCATGCCTGCGGCATTGTTATGAAGTGAGAGCAGAAATTTAGTTCCCCCTCGGGGAGTATCTAAATTATTTGCAATCTCTTTTCTTCTAGACAACCCGATTTCGGTGTCTTTGGTATTGGTGAATGCTACTTCAAAACCCTCATGTTTGAGACTTTCAGCTAACATTTTACCTACTTTCCTACTCCATAAATATTCTTTATGTCTACCATCTGGAGATTGTTTCCCTGCCACATCTGACCCATGAGCAAAATCGATTATGGGCAATAACCTTCGTGCCATAGCTATAGTTTTTTAAGATACATTAACTTTAATCCATTTAGATACATACCCACTGATTGGTCCATGTTAGAAATTGTAAATTGGTCCTTTGGTATATATATCTGTTCTATTACCATGTCTTTTATTGCCTCATTATCTTGAGGCTCAAAGATATTTGCCAGAGATTTACCATTACAAGTAAAGTTTGATAACAGTCCACATAACTCAGAATACTCATTGTTTACCAAACTATCTACCTTCTTTACAACTGATTCTTTGTTGTCTATGTGATTCTCAAATCGTATGCGCAGTATAGCATATTTCAGGATATGACCTAAGCTATTAAATTCCCTACGTATCAGTATCTGAGCTTCAGTTATACCTATGGTAGAGTCAGCAGCTCCATCAAAGAATTCCTTTACCTGTTGTGATGATTCTGATACCACGGTTACCTTTTTATTTAGGTTCCAGATGGTATATATAAACATTACTACCATCACTAAAACCATTACCATGAATATACCGAATATCACTTTGAGTGCCCCATAATTAGAGGCAGCTTCAGCCAGTTCAATCGAAGATTTAGTTAGAGATTGAACTACATGATCAAGTTTGGGGTCTTCTTGAGCAAAAGAAGATAGTAGAGTTATTAGAGGGAGGTTAAGCATATACAATATAGATTACGGCAGTAGTTTGTTCAAATACAACAGAACTGTCCTCGGGTTCAAAATATTTTACATTTACGGGTAGGTACTTGTTGACAATATTTACCAGAGTCTCTCTTACCTTATCACTATAGTCGGATGGATGTTCTGATTGTATTTGTTCCCTTTCAGCCTTTATCTCTTCTTCGGTTGCATCGGGATTCATCAGCTTCCACTCTTCCAATAGTTGTTCTTGAATCTCATGGTCTTTCATTACCATAAAGTCCCACTGACCCTTTGGTATACCAATAGTGAGAATCATTGGGACACATTCCCAACAATCTGTCTCGGTATCATAAATAGCTGAAGGAGTATCGAAGTGAGAGATAGTATCATAGTTTACAGAACCATCACCTATAGCTTGAGCTATTGAGGCTTTGGTACTTTCGTCTACTTCAGTTAGAGTAAATGTCACTCCGTAAAAACGGCCTAATACTTCATAAAACCGTCGAGTACCTCTTATCTTGTACAAAGATATGGCGTATCTTAGAACTAACCGGTAATCAGCAGTGGGAAAACCCCTGTCCTCTTTTACCCAATTCTCTAGATTCTCCTCTGTATAAGGTTCTCCCTTAGTTAATACGCCATAAGCATAAGGAATGAACCCAAAGTATTCCCATAGATAGTTCAGGAATATAGGATTAGCTTTATCCACATCCAAACATTCCATGAAATTATCTATATCGGGCATTACCTCAGTATCGAAATAGCCAGAACATACATCTATGAACCTTTCGAATATACCCTTGCCTTCTGAATCCTGATAGGTATCATTAGCTTTGTAGTAATGGTCGAAAAGATTACTGAAGATGTAATCCCTGAAGAATGTCTTCACTGGATTAAACCACTTCATTGATTATGAGTGTTATGTTATCCGAACTGATAGTAGGGATATTATAGTTGTGTGGAATCAGGTCTACCAATCTACCGTTGCTTCCCATAGGTTGAGTAGTTAATTGATATACGGTTCCGTTTTCGTAGTTTGCGTTTTCAACCGGTAAGTTAATAGTAAGGCTGAACTTTGACTTTGTCAGAGTTACCTCAAGAGGTTTACCATACTGACCCGAGTATAGAGCATTACCAGATAAATCCCTGTTAGCATACACCTTATATAAGGCATTACCGTTTTCTATTACGGTCTGTATGTAACAATTCTCAAAGTCAGATTCCGGAGTAGAAGTTGTAAAGGATATCATCTTAAAATAGGTGATATTCAGTGCTGGCACTGATACTATCTCTTCCGTATTCTGAGAGTTAATGTTTATGGCTATCGGGTATGGTAGTAAATATAGTTCAGTTATGGTAAGGAAGTCAACCATGGGTTGATTATCCATAAGAGCGTACAAATCTGACTGTCTTACTGGTTTATTGATATCAGAGTTTTGATAGTTATAAGCATCTAACAAGGCCTTCTTTACCTGATTGCTTATATCTATAGATTTGAAAGACTTCCTACCGGTTATCTCGGCCGATAAATAAATCTTAGCTGCATGTGTAGAATATACACTTACTCGAGTAGTCAATACCTTGGATGATTCCATCCTCTGCCTTACATTATTGATAAGCTCTGTGCTTGCTTCAGAACCACCGTCGGGGGTGATATATACTTCTACATACTTTCCGCAAATGTAATTGCAGTAAGCCTTATCTACCCCATCTATCAACATAGTTATGGCTTCATAATCCTCCTTAGTGATAGCTACCCCAAGAGTTTTGATACTCAACGGGATATGTTCTTTAAGTGTATCAAAATCCTCATAGTCAGAACCTCCAGTAGCAGCTATGGTATTTGTAAGAGTAAGGCCAGAAGTTACATCCGTCATCACAGTGGGAACTTTATCAAACTGGTTTGCGGGTATATTACCGTTTGCACCATAGGTCAGATAATACTGTCCCTTAATGAGTGAGCCTATAGTTGGTTTTCTACCGAACTGACCATCACCGAATACCAGATACGGAGTGAGAGTAGTATCGAGTTCTACCTTGTATACCTTATCACATGGACCTGAATAAGCAAAGGTATCTACCAGAGTCCAGGCCTCTCCACCAATGGTAAGTACCATAGAACCCTCTACATACTTCTTATCCGTAGGTAAGTCTCCCAAAGTTATGATAATATCATGAGAGGTATAAGTACCCAGTTCTACTTCTTCCACGGCCTCTTTCTGAGCTACCGGTACTTTATAAGTATATGTACCCCTTTCAATAGTTACATTGCGAGTAGTTATCCACTGTTTACCATCCTTTGAATTGAATATAGTGTTCTGGGGTACTTGTATATCTACCGGGAAAGGACTCCCGTCTTGCATATATACTGTTAAGTCTACTGAAGATGGGATAGCTGATTTTATGTGGTAATCTACCAGCTTAGCATGCTTGTACAATGACGAGTACCTTCGGCAGGTTGGAAGGAAAGCTTCTCTTGCCATGCCATCAATGTAGTAGTGTATCACCTCAGCAATACCTGCAAAGATTGAGAGTGTAAGTATGAATATATTACCTTCACTCATATCCGTTATCTCTGGAACCCTTTCATTCAGAGATTGAATTAGTTTGGCTTTTATGTCATTATATGACCTCTGAAAGGGAGTGAGCCAGGGGTTGCTAGTAGACATTTGTTGTGGAATTATTTAAGTTATACTGAAAGTTTAACTCTTCTACCCTCCGAGAGTTCTGCACCTTGAAGTATATAAGGAGTCTTATGGATTCCTTAGTGGGTTTCAGAGCAAATACCTTTAATGCCGTTATCCTTGGTTCCCAGGCTGCTATACCATCCTTCACGAAATTTTTAATCATGAGGTTGAGAGCACTTGTGTTAGGTTCTTCCAAACATTCCCAGGTTCGAGAACCAAAGTCTTCTTGTCTGAATCTTTGGCCTATTTGATAGGTTAAGATAGCTGTGAGGTTCTGCTTTATTAAAGCAACATCTCCTCGGAGTATATACCATCCTATCTTTGGTACTACTCTGCCATCTGGCAGCTGTACTGATTCTAGTTTCCCATCGCTCCCGACTGCTTGTTCAAGCTTTATAGGGAAATAGGCACCACTACCAATACTGTTGAGTTGATTATAGTTTGCCATCAGTTAGGTTGTTTAATTGTTTCACTTTCAATATCCTCCACCTTAGTCTCTTCCAGTTTAGAACTAGCCCAAGATGCAGCAGCAGTTTTCAAAGCAGCACCTCCGTCTTGAGGTTTAGGGGCCCAATTAGTGAATGTCTGCTTTATTTTATTTAGGTCTTGCTCGATTTTGTTTAACCTTTCCACTACTGAATTGGATTCAGGAATACCAACTTCTCCCCCCTGCATTATAATGTTATTCGCATCGACGTTTATGTTACCGTCTAGAGACTTAACAATTATATCTTGTTGGATTATTGCAGTTAATATTCCCGATTCACTTTCATCCAGTATAATCTTATTACCCTTGGGAGTAATAAATCCCAATACATGAGGCTTATCCAATTCCGGAGGCATTTCTCCGATTGCCCACCCATGATAAGACCATAGGGGATGTCTTGGGTCTCCGTTTTCAAATTCCACATATACTATAGAACCTTCACGAGGAGACAACCATTTGAATCCCGAACCAGGACCTCCCTGCTGATGTTTGGGATAGGCCCATACTTCTACACCTCTTAAGATACTTGGAAGGTGTACACATACCTTGTTTTGAGAGTCAGGGTCATCGGAGGTTATTACTATACCTCGATAGGTAGAATAGAACCTTCCAATAGCCTCTATACCTCTCTGTTGAATCAGTTCATATAAGGTCATTGTTCTCTTGGGCTTATGTTCCTACCAACTTGAAAATCCATCCTTGAATCTACTTCTACCCTGTAATCAGTGGGGTTATCAGGATTCTGATGTACTAATATTTGACGACCTGCTCTTTGGGGATTTTCTTTGTCTTCTTTCTTCCAAGTTGAATCTCGGTATCTCTTTACTTCTTCTTTAATCCTACTGGGTATCTTCCAAGCACCCGTAGTATAAGATTCTTCAGCTACATCATGAGCCTTTTGGAATACTTCCTGCATGTTTACCGAAGTAGATATCTTATTTAGTATGGAGTTACGTGACTTCTTCTCGAAAGTAACCTCAGTAAAATATCCACCGGTGTCAAAGTTATGTTCAACTTCTTTTGCATACCAGTCATCGGAATATCTTTGACCGACATTCTTTATCTCGATAATCTGAGAAGATTTCATGTTGGGATTGCCTACAAACTTAGCTTTAGCCTTAATCTGACTATTCACTGATTCAATGATGTCATTAGACATAAAGCTACCCATGGTCATGAATAGAGGGTCAGCTACCACTCGTACACCAGGTACTTGTATTTCTACCTCCATTTCTATTAATACCTTCTGTCCAACCTGATATCCACCAGCTGGTTGTATTATAGTTTTATCGGATGTTTTTTGTAAAGCTCTGTACCCAGATTTCCAGTTCCTATCATCTATAACTTTATTATTCTGACCTTTAGCATAATCTTTAGTACCTCTAGTAGAATAATCTATAGGGTCAACTAATATCAGTACTTTCCTTTTAATAATGAAGTTAGATACTTCATCGGGAGGCTGAGGAAGCTTAGGCTTTTCCTCTTCTTTTACCTCTTCACCCGAGCTTACTTTTTGAGCATAGCTTTTTATAGCATTCTCAAACTCTTTCAACTCATCCAGATACTTTTTCCATTCAGCTTCTATCTGAGAATTATAAGTTTTAACTTCTGCCTCAGTTAAAGAAGGATTTGAAGCTATCTTTTGTTGAGCATCAGTTATAGAACTGTATACAGGAGGTTTTTTAGAAGGGTTGTTTACTTGACGACAAATGGATTTGCTTGGTACTATAGCTCTTTCAAACTTTGCCATTCGAGTAACATCTCTTGGCTCCATAAGTATCTCAGGCTTATTCCTTCTTACGTAGGCGTCTGGCTTACATGGGTCATCATTGGTAGGTATACATTGAACTACCTCTGTTTCCACAGTTTTAGTATCAGGGTCTATACTTGAAGCTTTACCAGCTTCTATACTTTGTACGTATTTAGTTTGAACCCTGAACTCTAACAGTTCTCCAGTTCCACCAGCATAGGTATATGCAAATACCGTTTTACCTGACTGCTTTCCATTGTGTATCTCTATCTTGTTATCACGAGTGTCTACAAAGTTAGGACCTCCTGGCATAGCCTTAACTATACCCACTAACTGAGAGTATTTGTTTAAGAATGTAGCCGAACCTGCAATTACAGTACCTTCTGCAAATGTGGCCGGTATCATCTTTAACTTATATCTATCAGGGTCCTGAGCAGGTTTAGAAAGGTTCTCTGGAGTCAACTCAAGTATTTTTACTCCTACTAACCCATCATCTATCTCCTCAGAGTTTTGTATTTTTGTATAACAAGGTAAGCAAGGCTTACTTTTCTCTTTGCTCTGTTTTGCCATCACATGGTTGATTATCGGTTATTACCAGAGCTGTACCAGCTTTCTGAGAGTAATCCGTTACAATTAAAGGCATCTTACCCAAGGCTAATTCCTTGAATACCTCCAAGTACTCGGTTTTATTACCCACAAATTTTGAAGGTTCGGCTTCCAAGAACATCTTTGCATCAGCAAATTCTATGGTAAACTTTACTCCCTCTGGTGTAAACTCTATCTGATGACTCTTTATGTTGACCAATCTTACAGGACCGGATTTGAAAGAGCTGTCACTGAATATCCATCCCCACTGTATCTTCAAAGGCATCTTGAATTGTAAAGAGGGATGGTCCACTATTCCTACAAAGTCAGTTACTATAGTAAACTTACCTTTGTCTCCTTTACCTTCTGTGTACTTGTAGTTGAAGTTCTCGACTTCCATACCGATGGGAATGCCATTGAACTCGTCCATAATAGGAGAGCCAGCTCCATCGAATATGGCAAGGTATGGAGTACCATTACCGTTTACGAGAATGGGTTTACTATCCTCCATAATTCGGTATGATTAACTCCATATCCTCATGAACATCTTCGAAAGGATTGAGAATATCATTGGCATCCGCAATTACTCCCCACATTCCAGAATCTCCATAGTATTTGAAGGCGATGTTTTGGATTGTTTCTCCTTCAAGTACCGAATGAATTATATGGTCTGAAGATATTGCAGATATATTCCTTTCCAAAGATACATCCCCGTCTGGGAACTTTATCACATAACTGTCCTCATAGGGACTTGTTCCTGGGATAGTAACCATAAGTATTTAATTTTGTGTGCCTACTCTCTCCGTATCGGAGTTTTCTAGAGAATTTACTTCCCCACCATCATAGATTACTCCAGGCGTATACTGCAACTTACTAGCAGGGATTATTTCTTCCCAAGTTCGATTGTTTTTAGTTACCCTTTTGAAGGTGAGTGTTTGGGTTGCACAATTAGGTAGTAGCTTAAGGTCAAAAGGTTGACTTACAGTACTTGCAATCCTCTGACCAGTCTCTGGGTCATTATCATACCTTTTCCTCATACGAGCTGCATTTTGGAAATGAGTTAATTCATATGGAGCTGAAGCTAGTATGAAAAGGTCGTCTTCAAATAATCCAGAATTACCCCACTGAATTCTTAGGGTAGGGGGTGATGCAGAATAACCGTCAGCTCTTGCCCAGGATTCGAGCAATCTACATTTATTCACCACATCGTCTCTGTGTTCAGCATCTACTGAATACCAAGAGATGTCGAATGTTATTGTATCTTCTCCTCCAGTGTAGAAATAAAAGGGGTTATTACGTCCCATGGATTTAACTGCAGCCCAAGTAGCATTAGGTTCTACTCGTAATCTGTCAGGCCTGTTTTGAATCACTAAACTTACAGCGGGTGATACATTCAGGTTAGCAATAACAATGTCGTTCTTTATCAGTTCAGAAGTCAACTTGTTAGCTACAGTATAATCTATGGACTTAGCCTTCAAAATCTGTTCAGGAGAAACCCCAGCTGTTTCAGCAGCTATACGATTCTGAGTCCAATGGTCCTGAGCCTGAGCTAAAGAGAACGAACCCTTTCTGGCTACATGCAGATTCTTTGCGTCATGGGCTTTACCCATCTTATTGGGTTCTGCCTTAGCCATTGGAGAAGTAGCCCTGTTTATGAGTATCAGGGCTCTCCATACCTTATTGAGAGGAGATTGGAATATTCTCCCCTGCTCAAGGTCAGCTACTTCTTGAGCTACTTTTCCTAATGGTTTTCCTATGAGTGATGCCATGATTTATTAATTTACTCCAGCAGCTACATTTATCTCTGAATCTCTTTCACCAAGGTACTCTTCCAGGAACTTCTTGCCATCTACATTTACAGTTAAGTGAGTACCCTGATTACTTATATTATTGAGTTTATCAGTATATAATCCTAACATCTGTACTAACCATCGTATTTCCTGAATGGTTAATGCTTGAAGATTATCCTTTTGTTTATAACCTTCTCTACTAGCTTTGATAGCAGATGCTAAGTCATTGGTAGCTCTAGTATTCTCGTCTTGTGATGATTGATTATTCTTGAGGGCACTGTATATCATGGGCCCAACTATGGATATGCCAGTAATGGCCAATCCAAGGGGACCTCCAAACATACCGAGCAATCGAGAACCAAATCCCAATATACCTCTGCCTACAGAAGCCAAGGCTCCTCTGGAGGCAGCCCCTGCAGCGGCTCCGGCAGCACTACCCATTAAACCCCTAGTCATTTGACCTGCATTAGTAGTGGTTACCATAGCAGCAGGTACTGGAGTCCATCCAGAAGCTCCCCTACCAGTTTGAGCATAGTATCTACCATTGGCTCCCATTTTTGCTGGAATATTACCATTATAGAAATAACCTGGTAATCCAGCCATACCCGCAACGGTAGCCGCACTTGCTCCGATACCAGCCTTCCTTTGAGCTATGATGGCTCTTTCCATGTTTAAGTAACCCTGAGCAGACATAGTGGCTTGAGACCAGCCGCCCATCATTAACCTTATCATGGTTTTGAAGGATACTTGAGAGTCACCATTCAGTAATAACCAACGTGCTCTCAGTCCCATCCAAATAGAACCTATCTTTAAACCAACTGCAGCTATAGCAGCAAATCCCGCTATCCATGGACCAAATGGAGTTGCCATTAGGTCACGAAGCTGAGATATGGCCCAACCGAGCATATCCAGAAATCCCATTATAATAGGATTCTTACCCAGGGCTTCACTGAAAGTAGTCATAAGGTTCTCGGCAGCAGATTGGATAATATCAATTTTACCTGCAAGAGTTTCCATTCGTTTCCCTACTACCTCTTCAGCAAATCCCGCAGAGTTGTTTTGTATCTTATTTAACAGGTCAAAGTAACCTTCAGTATCACGCATGATTGCAACTGCAGCACGCATACCACGTACACCGAAGATACTCTTGAATACAGCATTCTGGTCTACAGTTGATAAACCTTGAGTAGCTTCACCAATCTTCTCCAGAATTACTGCAAAATCCTGAAGGTCTCCGTTAGCATCTACAAAATCCTGTTTTCCCAGTCCTAACTTGGCTAAAGCCTTAGCTCCCTTAAAGTTAGGGTTGGTTAATGACTGAGTCAAGTAGTCTGCCATGTTTCTTATAGAAGTACCTGCCATAGAACCCTGAATACCTGCATTACCCAGAGTACCAATCATGGCAGCTACTTGTGGTAACTGTTGTTTCAGAGTTACCATGGATGCAGCCGAGTATTTGATAGACTCAGCTAAGTCGGCCATTGATACATTGGATGACATGGCAGCCTTAGTAAGCTGGTCACCAACAATATCTGCAGCTTCTTGACCCTCTAATCTGAAGGTCCTCATGATATTGGTCAGTAAGTCAGCTGTGCCTCCTTTACCTCCCAACTCCATGCCCGTGGCATTAGCCATCATGGCTGCACCAGATATCATTTGCTGAATCTGGTTTGCATCATTACCTGCCATTGCCAAGTATTTCATACCTGAAGCTATATCCCTTGACATGAACATGGTCCTTAAACCTAATGTTTGGGCAGTTTCGGATAACCCAGACATTTGATTTTCGGTAGCTCCAGATATAGCTCCCACTGAAGTCATCATGTCTATGAAATCAGCTCCGGTTTCGATAGTAGTGGTTAATGTTGATACTATCGAACTGGCCACACCACTGGCTATATTAGCGTACGACTGAACTGCGGTTAAGTTAGCCTGTACAGCATTTTTAGCATCCCTATGTAAACCTCTGATAACTGAGCTAGCTTCCCTTGCTTGGTTTGAAAACCTATCTTGAAGGACAAGAGCCACACCTATCTCGAGTTGTCCTGCAGAAGGACTACCACTTGTAAAAGCCATATAGTTTCAGATTTATCGAACAAAAGAGAGCTGCCCTACTTTCCTTTGGGCAGCTCTTTTTTAAGTGCATCGTAATATGCTTCGGCAGCTTCTATAAATTTCTTCCTTCGCCGCCAGGGGAGCTTTGCTAGAGTGTTAAAGTCAATACTAATATTAGCTTTAACAATGTATAGATATACATCTTCTAGTTCTCCCGTGGGTAGAAAAAATTATCTACCGCCATCACTGGTACCATAATCTTCTGTCCCGTTTCGGGGTCTTCGATTTGAGTAGTACCGTGGAATAGGGGGTCAAACCCTTTGATAGCAGACCTTATGTCCATCATATCTTTTGGGCTGAACATCCGGAAGTTCTTCACAGGTTCATAGTTGTCACCAACCCTCAGTTTGAGATTACGAGCAACTAATTCCTGATTTTTGGTACGTTCACTTGCGGGGAGATTTAAGACGTAGGCTTCCCCGCGGGCATTGAGAAGGTCGAAGCACATCTCTTTTCCACTTTTAGTAGTGAACTGTATTTCCGAGGTTTGTTTAGGTACTGGGTAGAATGGGATAGCGTTAGGTTTTGCTTCCATCTCTTCCATAGTTGGAACTACACCGTAGTCGAAAAGGAACTCTTCCTGAAGGTTTATTTCATAGTCTACTTCACGAACTTGACCATCGGCTGGACCATCCCAAGCATACCTGAAGTCAAGTATTTCCCCAAGAGAAAACACCCTGGAATTTACCATGATTGCATACCTGTCGAGTGATGGCATTTTCTGCACATCTTCTGGGGTAAGCAATCGAGTTGCTGTTATATCAGTATCGGTTACAATGCCTGCAATGAACTTTGATATGTTCATGAAGGTTTTGGCATCTACCGGATTAGAAAGGATATCATCATCCTCTCCATTCTGTTCCCTTATAGTTACCTCGTAACCACTGGGGAGTTTGAAGGTAAGTTTCTTACCATAAAGTGTTTTGTCTTCCATGTTGTTGAGTTGTTAAGTGTATTCTTCTGAATATAGTCTTGGATACGAAAAAAGGGAGAGTTCATTGCTGAGCTCTCCCTTGGTGATTCACTATTACAGCTTCTCGCAGGTGTCTACTGAGAACTCCAAATCCTCCAGAGTGTTGTCCGAACTCATTCGGTCTAAGTCCTGTCCGTTTACCTTGCAAGGCCATACTCCGGTACAAGTCCAGGAATTAAGGATAGATACTCCATCCTCGGCCAGCTCATTGATAAGTACGGTTTCCTTGTACTGACTTGGGGTTAAACCTCCCCCGAGCAGCATATCCTGTACTGACATCAGCCAATCCCATAACCAGGTATCTGAACCAGAAGTTGTCTCCAGCTTAGATGCAGTTAAGTTACCAACTGATACCCTGCCACCGGTCTTTACGTCGTAGTTTACATCCCCGTGTGCAACCTGTTCGATACTTATCTCAGGTACAGTTACCTTCTGAAAGAGGAAGGGGTTGATTGGGTGCTTGACAAATATTATTTGCCATAAGAACTTCTTCCTCGGGTTTTTTACTTTAGCTCCTGCCATAGTATTTATCGTATTTATTTGTTAGTTATTCTGGGCAGAGATGGATACTTCACCGGTGCTCTTGTTTACAGCAATGTCGATGATAACATCCATTTCGATATCCTGCATTGGAACAACCTCCTTATACTTCAGCTGAGCCCGATATTTACCCTGGCGAACGTCGGCCTCATTGTTTATCTGAAGCTCTTCGTAACTCTGGGCATCCTGGTCACCTATCCACTCATAGGAAGTGATGGCATTGCGGGTCTGCAGGTCATCCAGAATTTCTTTTGCTTCGTGATAAATGAGTTTCCACGTATCGAAGGTATTGGGCTCTTCGATGTAGCTCTCTAAAATCGGCCGGAGGTTTTTCTTCAGATAGAGATTGAGACGAACTATGGAGATGAATTTCTCCGAATCGTCTACTGGGTTCGAAGTGAAACCATGCCAGAGCATAGTGCGCTGACCCTGGGTCCTGGTGTTCTTTATTACGAACAGGTTCATGTACCACTGAGCGAACTCGTTAAGAGTATCCACTTCAGCAGGTCCTCCCAAGTTCTTCATCACCGGACCGAGTGCCGATACGATTACACCCCTATTCATACCCGAGAATGAATACCAAGGCCCATAGGTAGAAGCACAAATAGCATCGAGTCCAATTACTGAACCGAGCACATCGCATTTCTGAAGAGAACCGTTTTCGTTGTAGTACTTGATACCACCGCCGAAGTATGCCACCTCTTTCTTTGCACCAATGGCCTGTACCAAAGTCTTAAGTGCCGAAAGTGTCTCTTCGGGAGTTGCAGGAATACGAGTATCCGGAGCATACTTTGGTACTTCCACATACAGCATCTGTTCGAAGATGTTGTGTACATCAGCTGCTACTGAGATATATACTTTGGTATAATCAGTTGGCAAGTGCTGATGTATATGAGAGAGTATTACAGAGTATGCCTCATAATAGGCTTTACTTGCCTGATAAGCAGATATCCACTCATCTGCCGTGGGAGTAGTACCAGCATTTCCCTCGGTACACTCCATATATACGTTAGATTCCGAAATCTCATCGGATTGTACCGTACCCTCGGATATCTTACCCACCGTGATCATCGAGTTCCAATTAGAGAACTGACGAAGAATGGATATGATATCTTCCATGGTCTGAATACCCGTTGCCAGGTTTGCCATAGTACCCTGACCGTCTCCAGCTTTTCCCTGAATAGCTTCGAAAGTAATGTTTGGAGCATTGTCCAGGAAATTCTGCAGAGTATTTACATTTATAGAAGGATTGGTTACTCCCTCGGAAGTGTTTGCAGATACTGCCGAGAAGAACAGCATTTCGTTTAGCATGCTGTCGTAAGTCGGAATATTGGTAATATCATTCCGGCCACCATACTGAATGATGCTTGCACGGAGTGTTGGTTCCGTGGATACATTCAGCTTCAGGTAAAAAGGACGATTGAGATTAACTCCCGTATCATCCAATACTGGAGAACCAGCCTCTCTAGTACGTATGGCCATGTGCATAGAGAGACTGTTCTCAGCCCCATTCGGGTCGGAAATAGTAATGGAAATAACCGAAGAACCGTCTGGTACCGATACCGAGGGAACTGCCCGAGAAGAAGCCAGTGTTACCGACATAGGCTTTGCCCAACCATAAGTAGCCCCAGCTCCAGCTACTCGTGATACCCGGACTTTTGCACCCATTTCCAGGGCTTTCATGATGTTTGATACCGAACCATCCGGAACTATTTCCGAACCGAAGATGCGAGTGAACTGTGAGGGAGTTGCAATCAAGTCCTTCGGGTCTTCGAATGGACCCTTAGTAGTACGGGCTACTACATTGATTACACCCAACAGAGGTACACTTGATTGTACATTCAGGTTCTTAAAGTTGAACCTTACTCTTGGAGTCTGTGGCATATAATATTGATTAAGGTTATGATAGTAAAAAAGAATCCACCTCCACGTACCCTCAAGTAAGAACCAGGGTCGATTGGAGGTATAGGTGGGTCAGGCTCCTTGGGGAACCTTCAGAGTGTAATCGGCATTTTCTAGAAGCACGGAAATATCTCTTATTGGAGTAATTACCTCTGGAGGAGTGTTACCCTCTAAGAGGCAATCCTGTACTTCAAATTGGTATACCTTTTCCATCAACCCATTATCCAAATCCGGCATGTTATAAAAATTAACTATCCGGAGGAATATATTTCCTGTGAATAGAAATTTGGGTTCTTCGTATGGTTTTAGGTAGCCTCTTTGAGGAACTGCCCAGAACATAATCTGATGCAACAGTCTCATGTGTTCTGCGGAATGAGCACATAGTCTTATGTTCATGTATTGTGATAGGGTTTCATAGGGTACTTCAGTTGCAGTGTAACCTATGCCCTCTTCTTTCTCTATTATCTGTCTCGGTAGTCCAATATCTCCAGGATAAAATCCTTCGGAATCAACTACTATTCGAGGGGTTTCTTTTATGCCTTTTGAGTGATTGTTACCCACTCCGAATATACTGATGTAGAAACCTTTGTCATCAGTAATCTTTTTCAAATCTTCCTTAAACCGTTCAGCATTTACTGCACTAGTTGGAAGATAGTCTTCTGGGTTTATAGTGTAGCCCAACTTGATGGCCATGTTTAATATAGCCACATATATGGACCTCTCTATGATTTCCTGAGAATTTACCATTTTACTTGATTGGGTCTTACACCATACTTTTGAAGTTCTTTACGTATCTCCGTTAGGATAAGTTGCTTGAGCTTATTCTTACCACCCGCGGCTTTAAGAGATGGTGCCCACACGGGCCGGGGTGGAATCCTACCATCGCTGGAACCAAATTCCAACATCATGGCTAGTTGGTTTAGTGTTAGCTTCTTCTGAGAAGAGCGTCTGGTTCCGATTGGTAATCCTATTAGAACCCTCGATTTATACCTATATAACCCAACTGACCTCGAATAAAGGCCAGTCAGGTTATAAATAGGGTGTTGTCCCCACCTTTCAATAGTAGCTGGAGATAGCGGTTGCCAAGTTACTCCTCCACCCATAGGTGGTATACCCAAAGTTAATGACTTCTTTACGATTGCAAGGAGGTTTCGAGAGAATATACCCACGGCTTTATCATATCCCCTTTGCATACTTGGCCCAAGGTTACTGACTAAAGATTCTACCTTTTGCCATTCACCATTTAGCTTTACCTGAAGTACAAGGTCAGATACTTTGGGAAGTGTGATATTTACCTTCCTTGCCATTTGTGTTAAAAATGTTTATCGTAAAAAGCTTTCAGTTCTGAGTAAACAGTCCTTATGATACCATCCTTATGATAATGGAACTCGCCTGCATAACCTTCTACTCCCCCGAGCTTGTTTGCCCATTTTTCAGTCCAGAAGTCGTAATAGTTATTAGCACTGTTATGGAACATACAGTGTAACCCACTACATAGACCCACTGTAGGTAAATATAATGGACCTAATATTCGGGATTGTATACAATGACCAAACTCATGGTCATATACCGGCTCTTTTAATCCAGATTTCTCCGAAAGGAAGATATAGTTTCCCAAACTTACACCGCCATTCATTGTGGGAGCCACATAAAAAGCAGTGCTTCTTTGTTTTAGGATTCTTTTCTCCCCTTTAAAAATTATCTTGTAGATAAGTCCGGCAAGGTTTTGAGGTAGTTGCCAAATGTACAAAAGAATATGTACCAGAGTATGCAGGAACTTACCAAACTTAGTTTTATGTTGGTGTTCTTTTAAGATACTGGACATTGCCTATTCTTTCTTAAGAGATGCCTTTACTTTGAGATAGTGAACAAAATAACCGGCAATGAAATACACTATCGGGTATAAGATGAGCAAGAAAGCTACCAACCCATTGTCCAACCATCTCCAAATGCAGGAGAAGATAATTACTGAAGCTATGGCCAAGGAAATGTATAGCCATCCAAGTTTTGTAATGTTCATGGTTTATAGTTTTAGTTGTATGGAGCCACATTTATAAAGAAATGTTTTACACTTCCCACTACTTGGCAGAGTATGGTGTACACCTTATAACCGGAGGTAGGTGCTACATCGGCTGCATTCTGGTGCATGTGTATCACACTTGTACTATTTTGTTTACTAAATGTAGGAGTTATTTTATATGCACATATAAATGAAGCTGTTGGGGCTAGATCATGGAAATTATATTCTAGTAGGGTCAATGTGGTATCACCTGAACCAGATTTGGAGTAACCGTAAATGTAGTGTTGGTGTCCACCGTAACCTGTACTGCCGAACCATCCTGAGGAACATCGACTGAAGTCGGTGCAACTTCGATGAATGGGTCACCTGCAGTCTGATGGAGAGTAGCAGCTGCTTTCTGACCACCACTGGCCGTAGCAATAATCTGTTGCGTACGAGCTTCTATGGTTTCATTAGCTGCAGCACTCAGTGTAAGGCTGAAACTATATTTTGCTTTAGCACCTGGGTCGCCACTAATTGCAGTACCTGAAGTGGCACTTGAACCATTAGCTTGGAACTGTATTGCAGCTATATTGGCATCAATAATATCACCAATACCTTTGCTAAAGGTTATTTTTGAAGTATTGGACTTACCAGTTAAAGTTACCGTACCGCCTTCTTTATCTACTGCAGGAATGATATTATCGAACTGGATAAACTCATCTGCAGGAAGGTGGTTAGCAACAAACTGTTTCTTCTCAGCTACTCCTGTACCCTCTACCTCAAATGTAGCACTTTGGGCTACACGATTGCCACGATGGGCAACTTCAGCTTTTACCTGTAAAGTGGTATCACCTGAACCAGATGAAGGATTGACAATAATGCCGTTTTGTTTTACTTCAGCCATTTTTTTTTTTATTTATTTATTTGGGTCTTACCTTAAATGTAGTATTGGTCTTTACGGTAGTTTCATCCTCATAAGAATTAATTTCGCTTAGTTGAATGATATACTTGGTCAATTCTACATACCTATCGATATTCTCCATGTAAGAGAGTATCTTTTTTGTTTCTTCTGGAGTTTCTCTCTTCAGTACTACAAAAAAGAGCAAAGCTTCATCATGTGCTTGAGCTACTTGAGTATCACCTGTGGGAGAATAGACCTTACCATTGATTACGAACTTATCCTGTGCCCAATCAAAGTTCCAATAACCCTCTTTGGTTAAATGACCATTCTCTTCAAGTGACCTCTTAGTTACATATAACACAATGTTGATACCGTCCAGTTCACCTGAAACAGTCTCTTTTAATGAAGGCCAAGTTCTTATGAAGTTGTACTGAATCAATCCGTCCAGAAAGTACGGTTCGTAGTTATTACCAGTATCTTCACCGTAAGACAGAATCTGGTCAAATCTCTTTAACCAGATTAGAGGTTGTTTACCTGCATCCACTTCAACAAAGTCATTTACAATGGCCTTGTATCGGTCCCATACTCCTTTTGTAATCCTTTTCCTCCGTGCCATACCCTATCTCTTTACAGGGAAGCCTGGGTCTGGGCCATCTAATGGTCCTGGCCTCCGGTGGTTGACTACTTTTGGAACTACTACCTTCTTCACTGTTCGGCAAATGGGTAGATAGATGGAAAGTCTTTCAGCAAGCATACACAGATTTTGTTTAAGTATATCAATAACTCCACCTGGTTGCATTGCTTTTATGACATTTGATGAGGTTTTAGATTCAGAGTCAGTATCGTTGAAGAATTCTACCTCAGTTGGACCTGTTTGTATTCGCTTAACCTCACCTGAACCCCGGCTTGACTCTGAAGACTCGGATTCAGATGTAGAGGATGAGTTACTCTCTTTAACTGATTCTGCAGTGGCACCAACCATCAATGAAATCTGCACTACCATATAATCATAGGCTGCCAATTCCATAATTAGCTGGTTTTCTAGAGCTTCATAATACAACTCATTATTAAATTCCTCTATGGGTATCTCATGATTTACTAGCGGCTGAATATACAGCTGCCATTTCTCGATAAACTGTTGCTTCTCTTTAAGCGTAAGTTTACCAAAGATATCCTCGGGTATATAAGTGTCTATCAGCTCGTAGATACTGCCAGGCAACTGGGTATTTACCTCTTCACTAACCCCGATAACCTGAGTCTTGGATAATGCAACTCCTCCGACATTGTTAGTTATGGTCATCTTGACCACATAGTCACCAGAAGCCTCATAAACATGGGAAGCAGTTACCACACCTACATGTGATTCTGTCTTCCCATCTCCAAATACCCAGGTTACTGTAAAGTTGTTAGGTAGTTCATCAGCGAATCCCCTAAACCTTGCATTGAGTCCAACTACGGTAGATAAAAAATCTACCTCTTTCATAGTTTACTCGTCGTCTTCGTCCTTCAGCTCATCGAGGATAGCATTTACCAAGTCAAGCTTGGTGTCACCATCCTCCGGCTCAATCTCCAAAGAGATAGCTAAAGCCTTCAGTTCTTCTGTATTGAACTGTTCTTTGATTTTCTCGGGAGCTTCCTCAGCTTCCATGAGTTCATCGAACTTCTTCCGAACTGCTTCCAGATCTACTTCTTTCTTGGGAGCTGGTGAACCTTCTTTCTGATTGGTTACCTTTACTTCCTCGGCTTTAGCCTCGATAAGATATCCGTTTGCCAGTGCAGCTTTAACAACTCGCAGGTTATACTGCTTATCGGTTAATTCCACAACGTCTTTACGGAGAACCTTAATCTTTGAGGCCTGATCGTAGAAGATACTTGCCTTAGGATTCAGTTTTACGTATCGTTTATTTGCCATAGTTAAATTAGTTAAAGGGGGCGGTATAATACTGCCCCCCGGATTTGAGTTATCGGGTGTTACTCGATGATACCGGTCAGGTACTTGTCGACGTCCATGTAGTCGGGGAATCCGTTGGTAGAGAATTCCTTCGTCGCATCGATGAGGATAGAAGCATCCTGGTACATCTTCGAGAAGCCCGTCGTCAGCGAAGCATAGATAGCCTCGGTCTGATTCGAAACTATGCGTTCCGACTCCAGCATCAGCTGTTTTGCAGTCAACTTTATCATGGCTGCCGACGGGTCTACTAGCATTACCTCGTCTGCCGGAGTACCGCCATGGATATAGAAGTCTGCCGAATTGGGAACCGGAGTCTTCAGGTTCAGACGAGCATCGGTAGTACCCGACGAACGCAGCTTGAACTCTGGGAGATCGAGGAGATCGAGTGCCTGCTCCTCACCACCGATGATGATGCGGAACTGACGGCCCAGTCGAGATGCCCGAATCCATACTCGGAGAAGGTCACGATACTGTATACCCTTCTGGGTATCCCCCACGCCGATTACCGGAGCCGATTCCGAGCCGTCCAACTTGTTACCCTTTACGAGGACATCCATGGCCAGAGCATCCATTGCATAACCCAGCTGAACGCCGAAGTCACGAAGGAATATTGCCATTACGTCCATCGATACGTAGCTTCGTACCTCGTCGGTAACCTTGAAACCCTTGCCTATCTTGAAGAGGTTGACCGACTTCTGGCCGAATGATACTGTACCCAGAGGAATGGTCTCTGCCTCGTTCACCCGTGCAGGATTGGCGTCGGACATGTTGACGAGGGGCATGATGGCGGTAAGCCCGTTGATGGGCTGGTCGGATGCGATGATGTTAGGATAGAAGGGTGCTTCTCGCATTCCAAGGTAGATTGCCTCACGTACAATCTCCGGAACGAGCCAGCGAAGTTCGGGATTCGGCATGGAGTATATGTTCTCCATCGTGTCCACTTTAGGATTGAACCCAACGGCCTTGAAGTAGTCTTCCTGAGTAATACCATATTTCTCCTGGAGCATGTCGCCAAGGTGTATATCTACCGGGAGACTCTTATTGCTTCCCTGTCGGAAGCCGTCCATGTTCTTTACGATTTCGGGAAGCTCCTTTAAGTACTGGTCCCGAGTGAAAGTTTTTTCTGCCATGTTATAAATGTTTTTTTTTTTTTTTTTTTTTTGGTTATTTTGCAAGGATTCGTACCAGTTCGCCCTCCTCTGCCGTGTTGATGGCCAGGAAAGGAGTCTCGGCATTCGAAGCCGACGGACTGTAGTTAGGATATGTACCACTGTCATCCAGTGTACCGTCTGTCTGAACATAGCCAGTAGTAGCTATGGCGGCTTTTGCGATACCGTGAATAACGGTGTAACCCTGGACCATGACCGTTACCTCTACGCCAGCTGCCGAAGGTGGATATGCTGGGTACTTACTGTAACCGATAGCGATACCGATGTATATTTCTCCTTCTGCTCCGGTATAAGGAGAAATGGTACCGTCGTTATTCAGTTTTACTGGCTGGCCCTGAACGATAGTATCACCGCTCTTTACCGGGAATGCCTGATGAAGCTTATGCGATTCACTTTTGTAAATCACAGCCTGCGGGGTTCGTGAACCCACTTTGTGTAAGTCTGCCATAATTTAATTTGAAATTTGAGTTACTTTCTTTGTTATTTCTTTTCTCCTCTGAGTTTCCGGTCTGCCAAAGCCTGGGCAACTGCCTGAGTAGATTTCTCTGAATTCTTCGTTTCGTCTCCTTCCTCAGGATTGATAGACGATGCCCGGCCCACGTCCTGAGAACCGCAATGGTTGCAGTGCATCGGGAATTTATCCTCCAGCTGTGCGTCATAAGTCTTACGCAGAGCAGTAAGGGTTTCCATGGTAGTTCCTTCGTTCTCCAGGAGTGCCAGGATATTCTGGTCTACGTTTTCCTCGCCGGAAACTTTCTTGTAGGCAGCCACCGTCTCCTCACGGAAGAATTTGATATGACCGTCCCAGTTTTTCTTTGCTTCTTTATAAGACTCCAGGTCTTTTTCGAGATTTGCCTTCTCTTCCTTGAGAGTCTGAATCTCGGTGTCCTTTGAAGCCACTGCCTCTGTGAGGCTTTGATTCTGCTGTACCAGGTTTTTGATCTGGGTGAGAGCCAGCTCTGTCGAAACTTCCTGACCTTCAGAAAGGGTCAAAAGATTTTCACCAAAGAGGCTCGCCAGCACTTGCTGCAATTCTTTGTCCATGTTTGTTTTATTTGTTTGATTATTGTGGTTACCCTTTCCGGCACCCTTTTCATTATTAGATTGGGTGGTATTGTACTTTATATCTTTTTCAGAAAGAACCTTGAAGTCGAACATAGATACCCTCTTTGCTGGGTCATTTGCTTCAGCAGCTTTTTCTTCAGAAAAAGAATAATACTGACTTCCTGCATAAGCAGGGCTGTTTAACTTACCGCTTTTGATTAGCTGAGCAAATGGGTCTGCCCCATGCCATACTAGAGATGTCTCTTTGTAAGATATGATCTTAGTAACAACCCTACGAATAAGTTCTCCATTCTCAGTATATGTACCGAGTTTGGAATAGAATTCCCAGATGTCCTCAAAAGCATGAGAGGGTTCCCATGCAAACTCTACCGTTACCGAATTAGAGTGTATAGATGGTGGGTCCATTTGAATACCCCGAGCTATACGGGGATTAGAAAGACCGTCTATCTTTAGAATACCGTTGATACCGGCAGGGATAATTATCCCAGTCTTTTCATCCTTGTAAGCCTCTTGCCATTCTACTGACTTAACTGCCCCGATAGCATTAGCTACATCAGTCTCATGGTCAAGATTAACTGATTGACCTACCAGTAAAGGCATTGATTCCTTCAGTACTGCTTCTGGAAACTCAGTAGGATTATACTTCCTTGCCACTATTGCGGCAGAAAGCATTCGGAACATTGGCTCGATAAAGTCACTGTCCTTTGGCTTTAACATTTCTGGAGTTACTTCTGGCATGAACTGGTTGACATTCAAAGTGCCACCCCACATACCAAATCTTTCCAGTGACTTCTTAGGGTCTTCACTGAAGTTGCCAGTGCCCTTGTAGAAGTTTTCAGAGAGAGAGTGAGCATCTATAACTACTTCTGGTACATCAGATACCATCAAGCTATGAGCTGCACTTAATACCATTACATCGGTATTCTGTTGAGTCTTTGGCATAATTTATCTCGGTTTACTGTCTTGATCTTTCCTTTTAGGATTGGGATTTACTTTATCTCGAGTTCTACGGTCTGACTTATCTTTATCGTCTTCTCGTTTCTTCTTTTTCTGACCTGTATCTGAATCACCCGTCCCATCTGAATCATCAGATTCTACAGGAGTTCTTGGTCCAGGTTGGTCAGGCGTTTCATAACCCATATCCCGTGCAAACTGGTCCTGACTTATAATACCCTGATTGTATAAGGTTACATTTACACGAGCCCGATATTCACGAGCCTGTTGTAACTTAATATCGTCTGAAACAGTTGAAGTTCCAAACTTGATAGTGATTCCTTTATTGTTAAACCCCGCCAGGCGCAGTTCTAGAGAATAAAAGAACTCCAGTACAAAGATTACCAATGTTTGGATATTCTTTAACTGGGATATCATCTTAGACAACTGTATACCAGCTCCTCCCTCGGTACCGCTCTGAGATGCAGATACTCCGATGATAGAACCATTTACCCCTAGACCATTTGCTACGGATTGCTGATTCATATTCCATGGGAGGTTTATATTCTGCATAGAAGCTGAAGTAGACCTTAATTCGAATTCATGATCATCAATGTAACCCACCACTACTCCATCAGACATACCTCCAACTATGTTGGTCTTCATCTTCCGAAGAGTACTTTCCAAACGTGATGCATAAGCTTTTTCACTTTCTCCAGCAGTACGGGGAGGTTTAGCCATCTTGGCTTCTAAGAAACCAACCATTCCCATTACCTCCATGATATGTTTGAAATTCTTCCTCATGGTATGTTGACCAGCAATAGAATCCAAAGCCGACATGAATGGAGGCACTCCGTATGGTTCATCAGTATCATTATACATACCTACATAACAATAGGTCTCTGTATTCAATCGTATGAACGAATCTTTGAGACCATCTACCAAACGGGGATTCCTTTGATATGGGTGATATACTCCGTTGTTCTCTCTCTTAAACCTTATAGTTTCTGGTTTTATGAATAGTATTGTTTCCAGCCCTGTTAATTTATTGTTTGGTACTCCTTCCACCGATATAGCACCACTAACAAGAAGCTGAACTATGAACTTGTTTACCAACCCATCTATTCCAGCTGTATACTTCGACCACCTCTTGGATACATTCCTCAAATGCTCCCTCATCTTGGTAGACTCCTCAGGAGTATTGTTTGGGAAGTCAATAGTATGACCTGTATTTGACAGCTTGAACATGTCCTGCAATGCAATGCTGACGTCCGGGTTTATCTTGTACAGGTCCCGAATGATAGGTATTAGTTCTGTTCTGAACGTTGGGGTAACTAAGTTCGTCATACCATTAAGAGTGGTAATGAGTTCAGAGTTCCCCACACCATCATCTGGTTGAGAAACTCTGCCCGGACTTATTGAACCCTTTCCCTCATCTTTGTTCTGAGATTCCACAGGCTTAGACCTGGTGAACCAACTGATAGGATTAAGTTTCATGTTATATTGAATGGTTTATGCTTACTGAGGAATTACTACAGTACCAGATGGACTGTGAGACCTGATATGATTAGTGATAGCTTTACCGAATATCGCATCATCAGAATATGTTTCACCTTCCAAATCCAGGTCCATAGAGGAGTTATTCATTCTATGCTTACCACGAGCAATAGGTCTTCCAGCACCGTCATAAATAAAGGTGTATGCTTCTTGTACAAAGAACGGGTCTTTTATAATTACGTTCTCTTCCCTGATATCCTTCTCTAAGTTCTCGATTATTACAGAACGGTTCTTGGTTGTGGTCAACCATCCCGGGAACTTATCTTCTTCTGGTCTATTCTTCCTCTTCTTACGTAAGAGCTTAGTATAGAAGTATAGATTAGGATATCCCTCATCTTGAAGTATGGTAGTTACCGTCATACCAACATCATTGGTCTCGGGAGCTAACTTAGCAAAGTTATACTTCTCTCCAATATCTCCAAGGAGTCGGGCATACTTGTTCAGGGGTATTCTCCCCTTATATACTGCAGCCTCTTCTCCTTCTTTATCCATACAGGTGAAAGCAGAGTAGTCAGTACCTCTACCAGTAGCACAGTCACCACCGATAAAGTATTCTTTGTTCGGGTCGGGTTCATTGAACTCTTTATACTGACCTTTGAGACGAGTATTGATAACAGGATAGTCGAATAGACATTCTTCTATAGCCTTAATATCAGCTAAGTCGAATACTGTATTACCAGATGATAAGAAGTCACCATCTATCTCCTGAGCAGTTCTCTTGGGTCCAAGAGCAGCAGACATCTCTTCATACCACTTCTCATCCCGGTCTGGGTGCATCTGCCAATACAATCTGATTGGATTGAATGGGTTGCCCCCAGATATAGCATCTACCCAAGTACCGTGAAAAAAGTTCCCTACACCATAGGGGGTGTTATGAGACACGTAGTCTTCGTTGATGAGGTAAGATTCATCGTTTTCAACGCAAACATCATAAATGGTATCGTAATACTTTCTAACTACTTTCAGCTTAGAAAGATAGATACTTGTACCACGTTTACCAGATACAATACGTTGAATATAAGACTTATTCAGTTTAACCCCAAACTTATTATCAATCTCCTGAGATATCTTCTCCAACACTCCATAGTAGTAACCAAGTTCCTGATAACGGTATCTTATGTAAGCCACCACTCTTAAGTCGTAGTTGAATCCCCCTTTCAGTTTAGACCCAAGCTTCATTCCATAAGAATGTTTCGCAGCTTTTTGACCGTTCTCAGCTACTGTAACTATCTGGAGATTGGTTACATAGTTGTCTGAAGGATTGTTGTTAATGTGGTCAACTACATATCCTTCTGGAATTTCTCCCAAGAATACTTTAGCCACCAGATTGTGGACACATATCTTTTTCTTTTGACCTTTGTTCCACAACCTTATGTTTAGATACTTCTCTCGGTTAGTACAAGGTCTTGGTAACTTCTCTACCCTCGTCCCATTCTTGACAATGAAGATTCTTCCCCAGTTGGAGACTTCATAGTTTGGATAACCAGGTATGGGTTTGCATATCTCTTTCTTGGGTTTTACGGTTACTAGATTCTGCTCCAGACCGCTTATACCAGTATGATAGAAGATAGCAGGTATATCTCGTTTGATTATCTCTGAAACAGGTAACCAACCTTCAAGAGTATACAACTTATGTTTTGGAGTACATTTAATAACCCTACCTTGTTCATTGTGAACTTCCCAAGTTTTCAGTACACCCTTATTTACAGAACCAAGTACTCTCTGCCACTTTCCAGTATGTGATAATACTCTCAGTCCAAGATGTGATATATCCATCTTACCAAAAGTTTTGGGACAAATAGAATCTACTCTGAATGGCCCATCTTTACCTATAATTTGAGTATCACCAGTAATACATGAGTTTACTATAGCAGCACCACCAGTTGATAGAGTAGGGAAAGCTGATGCCCAGATAGTTGAAGCCCATCTTACGATTGCTGCTTCATCAATCACCAACAACGACAAAGATTCAGAACGACCAGCTTGGTCAGAGGTTGGAATAGATTCTATTACAGAACCATTTGCAAACTCTATAGTTGATACAGAACCGAACTCCCCTGCACGACCGTTTATGATAGGCTCTTGCAGATATGAGGGTAGATTCTTGTACATGAACTTAATCTTCTTTAGTACCTTCTTTGCTACGGTGTCCTTGATTGAGATAATATTTATCTTCTTGTTAGGGTGATACATTGCTAACCAAAGACAGTAGAGAGAGATTAGCTCAGTAATACCAGCCTGACGAAACTTTAAGATGATATTGAACCTGTTGAGCATGAATTGGTATAGCACTGCCTTCTGAAAAGGGTAGAGCAAGAACTTTACCATGCCCAACACTGGGTTTATCACGTAGCAGAAAGTAGAAAAGAAGAACGGGTCTTTCATCACCCGAACCAGAGTTTTAAGCTGTTCAGGTGTAATACTCGCATCTTCAACTAATGTCTTCTTTCTTGCCATGTCAGAAATTGTATGAAATTCTTAAGTAAGGATCGAGACCTAAATTATCCCGAAGCTTAGGATAATAGTTGATATTCAACCCGGCTTCATAATTAAATTTACTGGTATTGTATTTCAAGCCAAAATCCAAATCATGGAAGTTATGTACTGGTCGTAGGGTATACTGAACTACTGGATTAAATCTTTTTAGGAAGGGTGTTTTCTTGTAAGTTAATTTACTATCCAGGTAGTTGTATTGATAACGAGAATAGTTTACCGAATACTCCTCAGTAATAAGCTTACAATCTGTATTAAATGTAGTGATAGATAGCTTATCACCACCAGATAGTATTTGCAACAACTTAGGAGCTTGGGGATAATTGGTCAAGAACAATTCATTGTATTCAATTTTAGTTGAATCTTTCTGAATGATAGTGACCACTCTATCAACATATTCTATTCGTTCAAGGGGAACAGAATCAACCCGATATAGGAACACCATTCGGGGTAATTGAATCTTATGGAATTCAACTTTGGGTACAAATGGATTATTAACCACAACAGTATCAACCCGACGAGAAGAATTTTTAAGGTCCTGACTTAATTCAGAATTTCGGTTCCATAACCAGAATATTGTTAAGGCCATAAATATGAAGGCCGAGGTTAGGATTACATTTTTCATGGTTCAGGGTTTATGAAAACAATTAGGGGGGATTATAGGGGGGTTAAAGAAAGTAAATCTTAAAACTAATACTTAAAAGCTAAGTACTCCAGCAAGCTGGAGGTTATTTTCGTATTTTTCTAAAGAAAAATACTCAATAACTGCGCATATACGTACGCGATAGGGGATATTCATTTTGATATTAGACCAGCCTTTTGTAAACAGGATTTTAACCACAATGAATTCTCATATACGGCACCCTTAGTTAGGGTATTCCTTCCCTTATTTAACCAATAAGTTGGATTAGCCTTATCAAAATAAATTCGGAAGGTTTTGGGAAAGCCCATAATCACCCGGTATTCTTCAAGGCCCATAATCCTTCCGTGGGGATTGAATTGCCTGGATGAAGGTCTTACGGTTAATGGGTAACTTCTTTTTCTATTGCGATATACTCCCGGTAGAGTCTTCATCTTCTGAGTTCTCATAGGCCACTTGTAGTCATTTTTGAACTCAGTTCTCCATAGCTTTCTTACTTGAGCTACTGTTAGAGTGGTTTTAGATTTATCAGCATAGTGATACATGGCTAACTTTTTATCATCAGCTTCCCGATAATTTAGGTCTCTCCTAACCTCTCTTTTCAATTGACACAGATTCTTGGGTTTGGTAACCTGAAAAGTATGGTCAAATATCTGGGGATTGATTTTTGAGTCTTTTCTCACTCCTATCAATACCAAACGTTTCCTACTTTGTTGGGAATTACCGAATACCGTAACGGAGTGACAGTGAACTATAAGTTTGTAATCGGGTAAATTATGCTCCCATTCCCCGATAGGGATAAAATCTAGAAGTTTAGGGAGGTTCTCCAGCATAAATACTACTGGTTTGAATTTCTTAATACTGGAAAGATATAAATTGAGGGTGACATCCTCTCGAGGTTTACCAAGGGATTTTTTACGAGAATAAGAAAATACAGAGCTATGTCCACATGATGGAGAACCGAGTATCAGGTCTATTTTTTGAGCTTTTACCTCCTCTAAAGACCTTACAAAGGGTATATCCCCGAAATTGAGCTTCCATTGCTCTTCTTTTTTGGAATGAAATACTGCTCTTGGCTCTACATTGGCTATAAGATGTTCCTTAAACTCAAAAAGAAGCGCTCCTTGGGCTCCACAGATACCTAAGACATTCATTGAAAATAGAATTTTATAATATATACCGGAAGGTCTTGCAAAGACTACTTTAATATGCAAATTTAATATCAAAACTACATGAAAGTTGGTGATTTATTACTGGTAACAGGTCCTGCCTTCTTTGAAAAGACGGCGATTAAGGAGAGGAAAAAGGGAATTTACACTCTTGAGAATGGTATTAAGACAGATAGAGACCTCAATCCTCTCAATTCTAAGTATCAAATCGAGGTTTTCAACGAAGAAAAATACAAAACTATGGTAGCACAGAGAAATTTGAACCGAGATATTGAGAAATTGGCCTCTATCAATAAGAAAGGGATAGAAAATCCTGACCTAATCAGATATGCAGCTGCCAAAATAAGCCGTATTATCGAAAAACTGGAGAAAAAATGATACGTTTCTTGATACATTGGTTTACAATCAGAGTTATCGGTTACTCTGCTTATTGTGGGGGACTAACTTGGAAAGCTCTAAAAGGAGTGAATAAAGAGTATGAAGGTAATGAATCTTGGGCCAATGGTAAGAAAGAAGCATTTAGAACACTCATAGTCTGTATCACCTTCATAATAGTAATATCATGTCTGATATCCTAATGTTCACTAGCCCTGCTCCTACTTGGTTGGGTTATACTATTTTAAGTTTTTACATTCTTGGGTTCTTCTTTTGCCTATTCATTCGTAGTGTAATCGAAGAAACCCCTCTCAAGAAAGCTTCAAATCCAGTAAGGTATGGAGTTTTATTCCTTATATGGGCAGTTAGTCCGGCAGTAATAACTGGATTATTTATACTAACCCTCAAAATTCTTTTTAAGAATGATACTCGAGTTAAACGACATTGAAATAATTTTAAGGAAAGCCAGTGATGAAGAGAAGCAATCCATTCTGGTTTGGGATGCTTATATAGAGAAAGTAATCATAGACGGGAATATTCCTTCCCTTTTACGGGATAAACTCACTGGTAAGATAAATAATCTTACTCAGGGATTCACCCAAAAGTTCAGTGGTCAATTAAAGGGTAATATTGAAAATGAGATATCATCTTTAGAGGAATATGTATACCGTAAACATGACCTAACCTTTACTAAGCTAAGAGTAGTAAGAGAACATTATTCATTAAGAATAACTACAGCTCAAGGTCAAACATTCGATATTTGGGAACCTTAATCAAAATATCTATATGGCAGTAAAAGTTTATACTCCGGGTCAGTTCTATGCTGCTGGTGGAGTAGTAGAGGAAATGTTTTACCAAGAAGTTGGTAGAACAAAGAAGTACTTAAGGAAGAGAGTTGGTTTTGTACGTTATTTTAAACAAGTAATCAAGAATCTAAAGGATGAAGCTTGGAGAAAGTTTCATTACATGAAAGCTAACGTTAGAGGGGTTGATTATACCTTGGTATATGACCCCGATAATGAGGAATACCCCTATCTTTTCGTAGAAACCAAGTTCTACTTCAAACAAAAGGCCAAGGTTAAAGAACCAGACCAAAAGTAGTAAATGTAATCACACAAAAGAGGTCAGTATTTATCTGACCTCTTTTCCCTTTTATATTATTCCAAGTTGTGGTATTGATACATAAGTATTCCATTAGATGCGATAGTAACGGTGACTATGGCTCTAGCTTGGTCGTTGTTAATGAAACCTTCTCCAATGGTTGTACTACCGTTTACAGAATAACTATGACTAAAGTGAAACTCTACCTCAGAATTAATGATTCTGAACCCCGTGGATATGGCCTTCTGTTCATGTTGACCACCATAATCATGACTATCTACTATCATAAGGCCATCTATCTGTCCATTTTTAGCTTGATTGTAGATAGCTATCAGTTCAACTTCAGATAGTACATTGGTCATCCAACTTCTCGCACTATTGCTTGGTAAGGGTAATTTTGCTAATTTCATATCATCTTCTATTATGATTGGTACGTTTTGAGAATGGAATCCTAACATAGCCATATTGTATGTGTTTAATGATAAAAGTATTTCTTAGAAGAAATACTTTTATACGTATATAAGGACCTTAACACCAAAAGCCATGTTAGGATTTCACTCACAGAATGTATTACAAATCTTGGAAAATATGAAGCCAATAATTTTTAGAATTAACGTTACCAATGAGGGTGAAATGACCTTCAATAAAGTAGAAGGAATGACCAATTCCCAAGCCTATGAACTAATGCTTCGGAACGGTTATGGTAAAGAAGGTGATGAACCTATCATACCCATCATCAGAGTTTCTTATGAAGAAGTAGGACTTTGTTATGATTATACCATGGATTTCATAGCTACACCGGTAATTACTTTCGGTGGAAATACTAAACCTATCACCTTTACCTTAACAGTACCGACTATACCAAGGGAGGTTTCGGCTAGGTTAGAATTCGATGCTGCCTTATATGGTACAGGAAGAAGTGCAAATAATAATGTATTCATTGGCCTGGTTATAAATGCCAACGGTAATATAAGCGTTAGGTATTTCGAGAACTAACCATACTAATCATATACCCAGCTTTTAAGCTGGGTATTTTTGTGTGAGTAGGTCACCTAAGAGTATATCTTAGAGATATACTCTTACCAATAAACCATGCGATATGAGTTTACTTTTATTTCACCAAGGTAATGTACCTATAATCGAAGATGATATGAAATTCGCAGAAATCAGACTTGAGAACAACAAAACAACCGGTGAAAGCTGGGCACTCATCGGGTTTGTTACACCAGTGGATGTACTCTGCCAAATTGTATTGGACCTCATCCATAGTAGGATAGATGGTATTAAACTGGTAATGGACCAGACAGCTTTAGGAAGACCCCACATTGTAGGGTTTCCCTATTACCTTTTAGACTTTAACAATCAGGAGCTGACTATAGAGGTAAATAACTCCGGTATACAAATGCCAACAGACGACGGAACACAGAAAATAGACTACATTACCATATATGCCAATGGAAATTTAGATATCCAGTTATTAGATTGGCTGATCTAATCCTAAGAGGGGCTCACTACCAAGGGTCCCTCTTATTGTGTGTATATCTTGATACCGAAACGATGTCTTCAGGTCTATATCCCTTAAATTCATAAATATCATGTTAAAGATCTTATTTCATATCCTTTTCTTCCTTATGGGATTCACACTTATATTGGGAATAATGGGTGGGGGTCCTTTGCTCGTTGCAGAAACATTCTAGTAAATTATTACAAATAATAGGTGAGTTATTCATATTTGGAATAATTTGCATTCTGGTATTATTCCTTACAATAATTATAATTAAACCCTATGCCTAATCATGGAACAGAAAGAAAAGAATAGGATTATCCTGGAATGGATAACCAAAGCTAAGGATGTTTATGTGAATACCATTATTAATTGTGGAATGTGCAAGGCATTCAAAATAGCTATGATAAGAGAATCAGGATTAGAGAAGTCTTTGATTTGTATCTTACAGGATATGGGACATGAGTCAGAGATACTTGATGGTAAACTATTGTATAATCCTGAATGGCCTTTTATACTTATCCCTGAATTCAACTTTGAGTTCTTAGGTGGAGATAAAACTACTGAGGCTTATAGGGAAGTTCAAAACCATAAGTTGACCCTTCGAGAAATATTTTGGTGGAGTAAGTGGGATAGTGAAGTAAGGGTTAAGGCTTTTGATAGACTTATAGGGATATATAAGGCTAAATCATGAGCCTTATAATAGGAGCCAAAAAATATCCTGGAAAAATTTTATGAAGAGCCTTTGGTAGGGTTCTTCATTTTGTGTAGGGAGAGGGGGGGGGATGTGGTTATGTGCCTATTCGGTAGGTGCCTTTCAGGGAGAGCTTAAGGAGAGGTTTCTTTGGTAGCTGGCAGTAAAAAGGTTTTGGTACCTTAAAGAGTCTTATCACGAGGTCTTCAAAAACATCTAGCAGTAAAAGGGGGCCACGGTGGCCCTATCGCAAAATTAAAATTATTAAAAATAGGGGACAAATTTGTCCCCTATTCGATTTTATTTACTTGCTTTCTTTTTCATTCATTGCAAGTAAGAAATTTTTGATTGTGTCCCTTTTTTCTGTATTGGCATTGGCATCTACAATACAATTTATATTTATATATACTTGCTTTGCGTATTCTTGCCAAGCCTTTTTTAGTGCTTTCCTTTTTTCAGTATTTTTGTTGCTTGCAATGAATTCAGCGATGAATGTATCTAATTTTTTACGCAACTTCATTCGCAGATTCTTTTTTTCTTTGTCGGTTTTACATTCTGCAAAGATTTCTTTTTTGTAGATGCTTTTTCTTTCGTGGGTCGAAAAAATTTCGTTGCCGATTGCTAAAATTTCATTTGCTTTCATAGTAGTAAAATTTTTAATTGGTTTAACTTTTATTAGTTCTTTTCTGTATTACAAATATACAACAAATATTTTCAATTACAAAATTTTAGACATAAATTTTGATTATATTTTCCTATAATAGAATAGATTAGAATAAATATTGCCTATTAGGGAATTAGGGTGTTAAGGTAGGTTGGTTTAATGGTAGGTTGAGTATAAGGTTATTGTTGGTGGGATGGTTTGTTGGTATAAGGTTGGATTGAAATTAGGCCTTAGCTGGCACCTTTGGGTACCTCAACTCCTCGGGTTATGGCCTTTAATGTTCCTTTTCATTTTCGGCCTTAGTCCTCAGGAATCTAGAATATTTTCATTTCATAAACAAGTAAATCTATATTCCGTAAGTATTAAGTTTCTATGATATGCCCCTGCTTGCAAATGGGAACACTTATATTGCAATCATTTCCACTGAAATTGGAAAATGGTTGAAGGCCTTATTGAGTACCATTAGGTACCTTACTCTATAATATAAAAGGCCTATAAGCCAAGCCACTAAAAGCGATATAAGGCCTTAACCCTATACATATCTAAAAGGCCCCCATATAAGGTAGGCCTAAGTTTAGGTTTAACCTGGGTTTATTCCAGGTAAGAGATATTTAGGAGAATAAGCCCGTCGGCGATATTTGATGAGGTTATTCGGATAGAGCCCAGGTCCGAATTAAGTTCGAAGTTGAGTTTTTCGATTATGGGAGTTTCGAAGTCCCGGTCGGATTCCTGGTAGGAGGTATCCAGGATAAGGGAGGTGATTTCGGCCCCGTGGGCAGAATCGAGAGTCCAATTGTGAGAGTGATAGAGATAGAGTTCCTCGGGTTGAGGGAGAAGGTCGGTGAGGGTTTGAGCAATTTGGGAAATTGCAGGGAGTGCAGAGTTGAGCATGGAGAAGGTTGCAAGTTGGTTTTGCAGTTGGTTCTCAATTTGATTTTTAATTTGATTTGCTTTCATAATTGTAAGAATTAAATATTAGTTATTTCTTTTTTTGTATTACAAATATACAACAAATATTTAATTTACACAAATTAAATATTAGGGCCTTCAAGTGGGCCTAAGGTTTATGGCCACTATAAGGCACCAGATGGTACCCAGGTTGAATCCATAAAGGCCTTATAAGCTCATAAATAAAAAAGGCCTGGGTTGGCAGGCCTAACAGAAAAGAGAAATGAAAGCAAATAGGTGGGCCAACCCCCACCTATGCCAATGTCTCCATATAGGTTATATACATTCCCAAATCACTATCCGCAAAGGTTAGTGCAATCCCAGCCCGGTTCGAAGTTACCATGGTAATCCCGTTACCAACTTCGTTTACCTTGTAATCACCTTGAACATATTCCTTGAATTGCTCGGTTAACCTACCGGTTAAATCCTGGCTTGCCTCGCATAACTTATCAATCCCATCGTAATTCTCGTTATACAGAGTCGGATTATATTCCAGGAACATAGCCTGCCAACTATCACCACTGCGAGGGTTAAACTCCTGGGACATACCCGGAATAAAATACGAAGCCCCGTTACCTGCCTCGTAAGCCTCGTCCTTAATTAACCCCTTAACCGATGCAATTAAATCAAATCTTTTCATAACCTTAAAATTAGTTAATTATTATTATTATACTGCATTACAAATATAATATAATTATACTATATATGCAAATTAAAAATGAAGGCCTTTGAAGGTTAGATTTTATCGACCTCCAAACCTTCCGGACCCATATTCAGGATATAACCTGCCTGAATCAAATTATTAACTACCAAGGGTACACATTTCTTAATATGCAACCTGAATTCCGATTGGCCCATATATCCTACGAAGTTATCCTTGGGAGTATTGATTGCCAATTCGGTTGAATGATGTTTGGAGATGATTTCCAGGGCAGTGGTAAAATCTTTAGAATTAAGCATGGCCTTAAATGTTTTGGGGTTTATTATTTATCTTTCTTTATGCAAATATAAGAATAATATATAATATATGCAAATAAATATTGATGGCCCTCATTAGGCCTTAGGCCCTTAACCCTAAAGGCCACTAAAAGCCAATCCTTATATAATATAAAGGCTATATTAAGGTACCTTAACCTACCATAAAAGGCCTTAAAAGGTACCTTAAATGTGCCCTAACTAAGCCTTAACTTGAGAAATCAAATCTCCAATACTCTATTCCTGGCATATCGATTTTAGACACCTGTTCCAAAATCCCCTAAAATACTCACATATATATATAATATATAATATAGATTGTATTCTTTAGGGATTGGGATTAAGGCCCTTAAAGGCACCTAAGTGTACCAATGAAGTTATTCATCTATTCTCAGATATAGACCTGTAGAGAGGCTATAAGTCTCTTTATCGAAAAGGCCTTAGTTGGTGGCCTTAACCTTGCCTTAAGAGACTTATGATTATATAATATAGACTTGATTAAGGTAAGGGTTTGGGTACCTTAAAGGCACACTTTTGGGCTCTCTTTGGGTCTTAGGGCCCTAAGTCTGGTTAGCTACTACGTATAGTAACCAAGATAGCTCTGAAGCTCTTAGGGTACACAGTTGAGAGGGCCCATCACCTACCTTAAAATTTTTTCCTCACCCCGATTTTATGGCCCTTGGACTTTTTCGATATCTGAACCTTATCATCGACTGCCTGTTAACTTTTGCCCTAACCTAACACATAAATAAAAGGCCTCTAAGATATAAGCCAATCCTAAAAGCCTTATATGATTGATGATTATAAGTATATGTATTTATATACGCCTTATATATAGGATGATGTTATGGATATTTGATTTCTTTTGTGTTTTGGGGTAGAGGGTATTAGAATCCTGGCTTTAGGTTGAGATGCCTTAATACTTCCCTTAGTTCGGAATCTGTATAAGCCTTTGCCTTTTGGATTGGGATGTTGTTATGGTTGAGGCTATGATGATTGCCCTTTCTTTTGATACCTTAATTGGTTTTCTTTGTTTCATAGGTTATTATTTGGTTGTGGGCATATCTTCTTTTTCTACCCAGATTTTATCTATGGTGGTTCTATGGAACCTGCCTTCGGTATTTAGGATTATGGCCATTTGATAACCTGAACCACAGTGCCAATGTTGGATATATCCTTTGTGTACAACATCAGTGTAAAGCCCAGTATTTTCATCCCTTTCTTGACTGGTGTAATGTACTAGAATGTCTTTCATAGCTTTATATTTATTAGATTATGTTATAGGTGAATGGCATCTTCTGCTCAATAATGAGCTATGGTCTCTTGTATATTTTGAGGTTTTTCTTCGGTTGGGATTGGAATGAATCTCTTTCCTTCACAGAAGGTATAACATCCTCCTCCCTCTTCCAATGGTTTCTTACATTTTAGGCAGATATCAGTTGAATTAGAGTTCATCTCCGAGTCTTTCATAGTTTATGGCCTGTATAAGATTATTTGATTTTTAAGCTTTAGCTGGTGAATTTACCAGTCAATTTCTATGTACCACTTAAAGAAATGTAAGTCAAGATACCTATAAGCTATATTTATGGTTATGGTGGGAAATATAACCCATTCAACGGGATAATCTTGGGTGTTGAATGTGATACTCGGTTTCATGATTAGTATTTTATTTGGATGATTACCCAAGAAACTATCAGTATTACAGCTACCAGGATTATCCATTCCAGTAATGCTTGCAGTAATAACTTAAGTGTTTTCATATCCAGTTATCTTTAAGTTACTAGATTGGGTAGTAGCAGCGAATAGAGATGATACCTCCATGATTGCGGATTACCCATATTTGTTCGTATTCGAAATAATCCAGAGACTCGTAAATATCGAATATTGATTTTACTTCTGAGTTTGTACCACCAAATACTTCCGTACCCGGAGCGGGTGTGAAGGTGAAAGTATGATGACCACCATACTGATTGTTTCTGGTATTAATCTGGGTAAGGAGCATACCATATCTCCGGAGAAATTCTCTGAATGTGCATTGGAAATACATTTCGGGGTCTGTCATGCCTTGTCTTTTGCACCATCCGTGAACTTTCTTCAGGAGGTATAAGTAATTGTCTGGTTGCTGTTTTTTCATGGCCTTAATTTATTTAATTAATTATTATCTTACTGTCTCTTATACACATCTCCGAGCCCACGAGACTAGGCATGA